TCTCCAGCTTGACCTTGGTGAGGATCTCGGTCAGCTGCTTGTTCTGCGCCGCCGAGAGGCGCTTGATGCGCACGTTCTCCTCCTTCTTGGTCTTGGTCTTGGACTCGGTCTCGGTCTTCACGACCTTCACCTCCTCCTTGGACTCGGCCTCGGCCTCCTCCTTCTTGCCCTTCTTGGGCGCCTTCGGCGCCTCCTCGGTCTTCTTGCCCTTCTTGGGCGTGACCTCGGTCTCCTTCTTGGCCTTGCCCTTCGCGGGCGCGGCCTTGGGCTTCGCCTCGGGAGGGTTCTCAAGCTTCTCCAGCTTGGCCTTCTCCTTGGCGATCTTCTCCTCGTGCTTGTTCTTGGACTCCTCGTCCTTGAACTTGTTGGCCTCGAGCTTCTCGGTCCAGACCTTCAGGTTCTTGCGCGCCTTTTCAATGGGCGACAGCTTGACCTTGTCCGAGCCGGTGTCCGACGAAGAGTCGAACTTCTCCGCGATGAAGGCCTTGGCCTCCTCCGCATCGAACCCAAACTTGCCCGCCAGCTTCTCAATGAGCTTTGCGTTATTCTCCATTCTTGTTGTAGATAAGCTTGTTTGGTATTATATGTGTCATATACCATCTTGAAAAAAACAAATCCGTTTTCAAGCAAGAACGCTAGGCCTTCTTAGAAACACACATATATGAGATCTCCCTCCCACCAATCGTATTCGATTCGGTTATCTTCTAGGCGGCTCATGAGCAGCTCGCGATCTTCCTCGCTCATCTCACTCATGTTGAGCATTGTACTGGAATGGGCGTCCAGGCCCTTTTCGTAGAACTCGTTCCACATATCCATTTCATCGTAATCCATCTTGATGAGAAGTTTGGAGAAGTCCCGATGGTCGTGTTCGCAGGCCATACCACTCTGACAATCCGGCTGCCTGCCCTTTGAGGAAATATGAACCATGTGATTCACGCATGGCTTATGGTAGAACCTACAGTTCATCCAAGGGCACTGGTTTCTCATAGAGCACCGTCGCGGCTTCTCTTTCTGCCAGAAACTTATTGTGCCGGTCAGTGACATTGTTTTACTAAACCCAAATTTGATGGTCACCGATTCGTTTTTAATGGCCTGAAACTAACACTTCTTCTTACAAATGAGCGATTCCGAGTTTGCCAAGACTCACCTGCGCGAGCACCTGGGGAGCCTTCTCGTAGAACCGGTGTCCGAGGGCTTCTGGAGCATTTACAAGTCGGCCAAGGACCTGTGCGAGCGCAACGGCCAGCAGTCCGAGATTCTGCGCACCTTCCAGAACATGCTGACCCGGATTCCCGAGTGGTCGGACTCCACCTTAACCACTGAGGTGGAGCGCATCCAAAAGGTCGCCAAGTGCTCCTACCTTGACGATCTCATCATGGGCGTTTTCATCGCATACATGAAGTCATTTGCCTCTCTCCACTACAAGGGCGGTTCTTCCGAAATCAAGGTGGAGTTCGACCGCCCTTCCCTTGCCAAGTTTATCCACGAGCTCTATGTTCAGTCGGCTCGCAAGGTGTGGCAGGTGGCCTACCTCTTCAAGACGGTGGGCACCAGCACCGAGCAACAGGCCCGTAACCGCCAGGACATTGAGAAGCTGGTTTCTGAGTGTATGGAGCAGGTCATTCGCGGGTTCCTGCCGTGGGAGGCTATTGCAAAGAAGTATTTTGCCGAGCCCGCCCCCGAGGACATTATCAAGGCCGTAGAGGAGCCTTCTAAGGCTGTATCATTTGGCGAGGATGAGGAGGAGTCGGATGACTCTGATGACGAAGAGAAGCCCAAGCTCACGCTGGGCGAAGAGGAAGATACGATTGACTTTCAGAACCTGGACGAGCCCCCGCCCGCGGAAGTTGAAATTCCGGAGACGCCCAAGGAAAAGGACCCCATGGAGGAAATTAGCTCCAAGGCCTCCGAGACCCTCGTTCTAAATCTGTAAAGATTCCCACAAATTCTCAACAAATGGTGACCACTATAATCGTATCGTCCATCGCGGTTGCGATGGTGGCCTTCATTCTCTATGCTATTGAGCGGAAGTCCAGGGGCGAGCCCATTGTGTGGGAGCACGCAGGTAAGATATCTGTGTTTAGCGGACTCGTAACTTCCGGCGTGGTCTTTGCGACTTCGGGAGAGGGTATGCCCGACCTTACCAAGACTGTAGTGGAGGCAGTTGCCCCAGTCCAGGAAATGTTTGTTGGAACGCCTACTTTCTAACGCGAATCTTCATGAATAGTGAATGACCGCTTGAGTTTCTCAAGATACAATATGCCATCCATCAACTCTTCCTGAGCGTGCTGAATCCAATCGAGTAGTTCCAAGTCTTTGCGGTCAAGTGTAACACCATACTTTTTCACTCCAACCGCCGAACGTTGTAGAAACTTCTGCACTACAGCTTGAACGATCGTATCGGAACACTCCATATTTCTTTATATAAGCACAATCCATCTAAAAGTCAATGGAGCAAACTGAAGCTCCCAGCGGAATCTTGGAAATTTCATACTTCGGTTTCAGGGACACAATCTCCTTTCTTGGAACCGCCGTATCTTTACAGTAACGCGCAATCGCCTTATATAAATCAAAGCCATGGAAACGGTCATGGCGGGGTTCCGTCTTTCCAAACAGAACCGAGGTCCCGTCTTCTAGAGTAAGCCACCTCACGAACAACTTGAACAGCAGATTATCCGCATAGTCTCCATCCGGTCCGTCGGGGAACAGGTCCCAAAACATAGAAGTGGCCAGTCTTACCAAGTCAAACGACGCATTGGGCTTGATTTCTTTATATTTGGAATTGTAGCACATGCCGAAATTATACTGCCCCCCTGCTTCTTCGTCGCTCAAAAAATGGTCGCTCATGAACAGCTTGGCCTCCTTCATTCCTGCTAGTTTTACTGATGCAGTTCCCCTCTCAAAGTCAATAATCTTGATTAGGTATCCAAAGGTCGGAACCCGGTAAAGTGCCCCTTCGCAAGTATAATAAAGAAACTCTTCGGCGGTGGGAACGTACATCACGTTATTGGAGTGAAGGTCGTTATGGGTAAAGGCGAAATGGCACTGGGCGAATGCCAAGGCAAACATGGTTTGGGCGACCCACGCCAGGTGCTTTTCGGGTTCCGGGGTTAAAGAACAGAGTTTGTAAAGAGTTCCTTCACACTTTTCCATAACGGTTGTTTGGACGGGAACGTTCGTAAAGGTCGCCCACGCAAACGGTTCCTCTTCCTCTTCCTCTTCCTCTTCCTCGTCACCGAAAGATTCGCAGTCGCAAGATTCCACGGCAAAAATGTAGGACGTGGAAACCGACGAGTTGTCGGAAGAATCATCGTCCGTTTCTGCTTCTTCCTTGAAAACCTGGTTCATAGTGGCCATTTCGTCAGAAGCCGGAATGCCTTCCAGAGTTTCTACGTTTCCAAGGTCAACTTCGTCCTCGCTCAAAAGCAGAGAAGGGCGCGCTCCACGAGTGTGGTTGAAGTCCGAAACTTTGTTCACGGAATCCGAAAGCTTGATTTCAAAGGTCTTGCCGATATTGGTGGAAAACCATGAGCGCTCGCACAAGTCCGCGTAGTCGTCGGAAATATCTATGGTGTGCGCGCGAGACATCCCGGTAAAAACTCCGTAAACTTTGGGGAAGTGCCGGCACCCCGAATGCGATAAGGCCGCTGAAATAATGGCGCCAACGTATGCGGAGTTATCGGGATTCTGAAGCTTTCGGTGAACTAATAAAGACTCTTCTGAGCTATTTGGGAGTCCCAGAACCTTTCCGTAATCACCCTGCATCCACTTGAAAGGACTCAGAACCATAGAGTTCTTGCGGTGAATTTCCAGAACTTCTCCCTGGCTCGTTTTGATGGTGTTCTCTCCCGCAATAGCAGAAACCTCGTTCGGAAACCGGATCCCGTATTCTGATGCGTTTTCCAGCGTAGTTGTTTTGAAAAGCCTTTCGATAGGAGGAAAGAACGGCTGGAGATTCGCCGTGTTCCAGTAAGTTTCTGAGCCAGAGCGAAGAGCCTTTAAGTTCCCATAGTGGTGGGCAGACATGGCAATCGGGCCGGCCCTTAGGTCGGGCTTCTTCTTCGTCATATTGTAGAAGCGAGTTAAACCAAAATCAAAAACTTCACGCGATAAATTAACATGAACTTCCAGATCAAAAAGTTCAACATCCAGAACATCCGTGACCGATGCGAAATTGATTCTCGCAAGTCCCCCATGATTGTCGTCATTGGCAAAAAGGATACCGGAAAGTCTTTCTTGGTTCGCGACATTCTGTGTAACTGCCAATCAGCCTTTCCGATCGGTACCGTGATTTCGGGCACCGAGGTCGCCAACGAGTTTTTCCAGCACATGGTTCCCTCCAAACTCATTCACGACAAGTACAAGCCCGAAGTTGTGATGGGCGTTATAAAGCGTCAGCTGGCCGCCAAGACCCAGCGAAACCAGGACAAGCACAAGAGCGGCGGGAACTCGAGCATAGACCCTCGCGCCTTTTTAATCTTGGACGACTGTCTGTATGACGCTTCGTGGATCAAGGAAGAGTCCACGCGCTACGTTTTCATGAACGGCCGCCACATTGACCTGATGACCATCATCACCATGCAGTATCCCCTGGGCATCACCCCCAACCTGAGAACTAATGTGGACTTCGTTTTTATCTTGCGCGAAACCATCCTGGGCAATCGCCGGCGCATCTACGAGAACTACGCAGGAATGTTTCCCACCTTTGAAATGTTCTGCCAGTTCATGGACCAGTGCACCGAAAACTTCGAGTGCATCGTAATCTGCAACGGGGTTCAGTCGAACCGCCTTGAAGATCAGGTTTTCTGGTATAAGGCGTCCGATCACCCGCCTTTCAAACTTTGTAACGATTCTCTGTGGGCTGATAACAAGCCCTTTTCCAGCTCTATGCTGGCCCAAGATGAATACAATCCCGACAACCTACGCAAAAAGAATTCCAGCCCTTGGGTTCACGTGAAAAAGACCGGTTAGTGTCTGCGCCGGGTCTTGCGCCGCCGTGTTCTGCGTCTGCGCCCCGCAATTCCAAACTTGGACATTTGGGCGCTCAGCGTATCCATTTCTGCATCAGGTCTCCCAAAAGTCGCGGCCCTCATCTCAAACTTCTTGGGCGCTCCCGCAGGAGCTCGGGGCACTTCAATTTCAATGCCTTCAATAGAACGCTGTGTAGGAACTCCAAGCGAAGTTTTGGACATCTTGCTTATGAGGCCCTTCATGTCTACCGGGGCCCGACGCGTCTTCTTGGCGCTCAGGCTTTCGGCATAAGCCTTACCTTTTTCGGTCGCCTTTCTCTCTCTAGCACCACCACCCATTTATTTATAGGTCGCGATTTGCTCCCTCGGTGGGGTGAACAGCAGTCTGGATCGCATCCTCCAGCTGCTTGGGCTCAACCACACCATGGTCCTCCAGCGCCTGCTTGCGCCGGCGCTCGTTCTCCTCCTTCTGCGCCTTAATCTTCTCGGCCTTCTCTTCCTCAAAAAAGATCTCGCGGTTAACCTCGTTCTCCTTGTACTTGCGCATCATCTCGTTGAGCTCCTTCTCGGCATACTCCACCTCGGGCATCAGGTGCTCAGAAGGGTCCCAGGGCAGCCACATACCCACCTTGCCCACGTACAGATTGTCCTTCGGGTAGCGGCGCTGGAGAACCTTCGCGTAGTTCTGGCACTCCTCCAGGTTCGGAAACACTCGGCGCACCTTGATGCCACGCACGTTCGTGCGGAAGCCCACGGCCTCGGTAAACTCCGTCTCCAGCTCCTTCTCGCACTTCAACAGAAACACTTCATACTGCTCGTGAATATCAGTCTTCTTGATCTCGTCGTTGTGGACCTTGGTGAAATCTTCCAGGTCCTTGAACAGGTCCTCGACCTTGAGGGAATACTTCTTGGCGATAAAAGCCATCATATGCTCCATGCCCTTGATCTTCCAATCATACTCCAGCCACTCCACGAACTTCTCGTTAAAAAACTCCTCGCGGCGCTTGATAATCTTTTCGGGCGACAGGAAGGAGATTACACAGTAGCGCTGGGTCGGGACCTCGGGGTCCTCGTCAAGGTAGTCAATCGGCTGGCCATCATCTTCAAACTTAGGCAGAGTCTGGCGGGGCATGCTGTTTGTTTGTTAATGGCAGGGGTTGTGAAAACGATTATTCTACCGAATTGTTGGGTGCGCACTCTCCGATTCCCTTAGTTTGCTGCATCATCACCGGAGCAGGGCATCCTCGGCAGGGACACCTTTTGTGCCCGTGTCCCAGAATGTGCCCGATCTCGTGGCTCACAATCTGTTGCTGGTAGTCTTCTCTGCTCAGCTTGCTTTTCGGCGCCCCATGGAACCACCGATAAGCGTTCAAGTACATGTTTCTGCCCCCTACCTCGGCACACGAAAGTGCTCCGTTACCACAAATCTTTTCAATAGTTTCAGGAGAAGAAAGCCGAATCAGAACCGATTCGCCACGGTCAACTGGTTCAAAAAAGTATCCGTGCTTTGACCAGCCTTCAGGGTCGTTTAAGAAACACATCACGTAAAATCCAATTTGAACAGGGACTCGAACATCATACTCTTTTACGACGTCCTCGTCCACCTGAAAGCGATATTTTATGTGCTTTCCCATTAATAAATGGTGTCTGTAAAAACTCTCTTAATTGTTTTCGGCGCCGCCTTTCTGCTAGCGCCCGGTGTTCTGCTTTCTATACCGCCGGGTCCCAATAAATGGTGGTTCATGGGCGGCCAGGTCACTTGGCTCAACGCCTTCGTTCACGCGGTGGTAATCGCAGCAGTAGTTTTCTACTTCGGCGAATAATTTCCCCCAGACTTTATAAATGCCCGAGCAGAAGCAAGTGATGAGCCCCGGCGTTGATATGGGAGACTTAGTGGCCCGCATTGTGAAGTATGCCTTCGAGGGTCTGGCGGTGGCGCTGGCGGCTTACATGCTGCCCGGCTACATGGGTGGAAAAAGCCTGCGCATGTCCGAGATCGGCATGATTTCTCTTGTGGCGATGGCCACCTTTGCTCTGCTTGACGTATATGCTCCCTCTGTGGGTGCCTCGGCTCGCACTGGTGCCGGCTTCGGCATTGGCGCGCACCTGGTCGGCTTCCCTTAAAAGAGCTCCAGCATCTGATTCATGATCGCACCACACTCCTTCCTTTCGAACCCGTTGTTTTTCAACAGCTGAAGAACAACAGGATTCTGGTTCTCCATGAACTCTATCAGCATAGAACAGTTCCGATAGAAAATTGTGATACTGATGAAGCCATTGCTCCCCGAGTACTGAACGTTGAACTCGTAGTCGTGATAAAACTTCTTTAGCTCGTTTACCACCCGGATAGCCTCGTGCATTTTGTTGCCTTTTCAGGAGCTATCCAAAATGGATTTCGTTTTTCGTTTCATTAAAGTAGCAATCAAGATGGATATTGTGCGTTACCAAGGAAAGTGGTTCAAGATTGTGCCCAAAAAGTATGAGCCCGAGCGCCAGACTTCCGAAATTGCCTGGACCCTCATTCGCGAGCCTTTGGTAGTTCCTGAAGACGCCTATCGCAACTACTTCGCCAAAGAACGGGAAAACGCTAAAGTTTTATATCCATCCTTTCGCAAAGAGAATGCTGATTGAGCTTGTAACATCTTTTGTGATCGTGGCTCTTTTTGTCACAATTTATTATGCTATCCGAGGGATTCCGCCCGGCTCTCGCGTCCTGATAAAGAAACCGGTTGCCGGCGAACAGCTCGCAAAGCAACAAGCCAAGTTCATGTTTTTTTACACTTCTTGGTGTCCCCACTGTAAGAAAGCCCAGCAGCCCTGGTATTCTTTCAAGGAGCTTTTGAAGAACCGCGAGTATACGTATGGCGGCAAGCACATCGTCTTTGAAGAAGTTAATTGCGAAGCCGAGCGGGCCAAGGCTGCCCTGTACCAAATCGCCGCCTACCCCACATTCAAACTAGAAACCACCGATGACCTATTTGAGATGGAGGGACCCCCCAACGCCGACACCTTCCGCGCCTTTCTTAAAAAGTCCCTGGGCCCCGAGAAAGTCGTTTAGGGTTCCGGCGGAGTGTTTCAAGATATCTTCCACGTCAAAGTTTTTTAAATCCGAATTGCTATTGAGCTTGGGATAGGACATTTCCAGAGTCAAGGGCGTCTTGTGATACTTGTGAACATGGTTCCAATACATGATTTGGAGCGAGCGCATATATTCCAGCGGATTGATAGTCATGATAGATTTCACGTTGATGGAAACGTGTTTCTTGGACAAGTAGATTACCAAGGCGTCAGGCACGATTTGAGAAAGACATGGCATGAAAAGGTCGCCGTCCACGTAAATGTTCCCGTAAAGTTCCTGGGGCCTGAAAATCCCCGGGATGCTACACGAACATTTGAGAGCATCTAGCACGGGAACTTTCTTGGAAAACAGAGTTGGTTTTCCCTTAGTGATATTAGAGGCCACCACAAATAAAGGCATCTTTGCGTCCCCCAGCGTCTTAGTGCGCAAATCAATACCTTCCTTTTCAAACATCTCTATCAACATCTTTTCAAAAAGGTCCATGGAATATATTCCCTTGTTGGCGAAGGCGTGCATCACCTGGTCAAAGCTCGCCTTTCCAGTAACTCTCTCAAAGTTCATATATTCCGTGACCATCTCTTTCTTCAAAGGAACTTCAAAGGCCACCAAAGTAGCAATGATAGAGCCGATTGAAGAGCCGTAAACTCCGTCCGGAAAATAGAGATTTTGGTATCTAGAAAGTTCTTGAAGAGCCCCTACGTGTAAAATCCCTTTTACTCCACCTCCGCCAAGACCGAGTTTACGGAAGGCCGTAGACATTCTTATATTAGAATAAGTAAGAGGGAATGCTGAAAGCAAGAGAAGTGTGGGATGAGCAGGAGTCCAGGAGGGAGAACCGCATGGCCGCAATGGGGCCCGTTATAAACCAGATTCAAGCAAAGATACGCACGCAAGCCGTCCACAACTCTAATGCCCCATACATAGTGTTTGAAGTCCCGACCTACGTGTTTGGATACCCCCTATTTTCGCTAGCAGAAGCCACCGAATACCTCGTAAAATCCTTTTCCCAAGCAGGATACTGGGTCTGGATTGTGGAAACAAAGTTTTTGCTGATTTCGTGGCTGAAGCCCGTGAAAACTCGCGACATGGGCAGGCCTATTCTCGCCACAAACTACCGCCCGCAGGTTTACGATCCTTCTACGATCGCGTTCATGGCTCGCGACCCCACCGAAAATTAGGGTAAATATATAATACCAAGATGGTCGCGATGAGCGCTCGGGAAATCGCCTTCGTTTCTTTGAACGCTATTATTCTTGCTTTGTTTTACACCGTGTTTGGTCTTTTCATATCCTTCGTGCTCTACTACCTCTTTGACGAGTTTGACGAAAAGTGGAAGGAGCGCTCCATCTTTTATCAGCTCGGCGACGTGTCTACAGAAATCGCTTTACTGTCCTTAGTATCTTTTTGGAGCGCCCACGTTATTGAATGGGCACCTCCCTTCTTTCCCGTGCGCAAGCTTCTGGACACCTTGGTGGACGATTACATTTCCGGAATCTTCTTTATCTTTGCCGTGTTCGTCTTCATGAACCAGTTCACCGACAAGCTCAAGTTTTTATTTGAGATGAAGGTGGGTCCGCACTTTGACAAGGTTTTCGGTAGTTAGAAAACGAAAAGAACTTTCAGGAAACTTAGAAACCCCAAAATGGAGTGCGAGCATTCTCTTGTGGTTGACGAAGGCGAGATGGTCTGTAAAAACTGCGGTCTCATTTCCAGCAAAATCATTGACGAAGGCGCCGAGTGGCGCAACTACGACGATTCAAAGGGCGAAGATCAGTGTCGCACGGGCTTTACCACCTCCGATCTTCTTCCCGAATCTTCTTACGGCTCCATGATTTCCCACAAAGGTTTGAACCCCAAGCAGAAATCCATTCAGCGCCTGTCGTCCTGGTCTCTGTCGTCCAACAATCAGCGTTCTTGGATGGGCATCTTTGACGCTATCCAGCTCTCGTGTAACCACGCCGGGCTCCCAAAAGCTATCGTGATGGACGCCTGCGCTTTGTATAAACAGCTGGAAGACGCCCAAAAAGTCCGCGGAGAAACGCGGCGTTCCATGATGGGCGGAGCCGTATTTGTGTCCTGTCGCAATAACGGCGCGCCCCGAAGCCACGAAGAGATCGCCAAGATTTTCACAGTGAACATTCGCTCCCTGTGTAAAGCCATTACGCACTTTTCTGAAACTGATAACACCGTGCTCCAAACCCAAATTGGAATCGCCGAGCGCCTGTGTGCGTCCTTAAACTTGAACGACAGCCAGCGAGCGCAAATCATGGACCACTTATACGAAATTTCCACCAAGTCCGAAGACGAGTTCGAGCACACGCCAAAAACTATTGTGGCGGGCGTAGTAGCCTTTGTCATGGGACTGAAGACCAAGACGCAAATCAAGCCGGTCTCGGACGCCTCTGGAGTTTCGGCTCTGAGCATCCACAAGATTGTTGGGAAACTTTAGGTCATGTTAAAGACTTGAAACACGAAAGTTAAAGGATCGGCACTCTGATTCAGAAACGTGATGCTACTTGTTACCCCTTTGATTCTTATATCGGTAGTCGTTCCGTAATCGTAGCCACCATACATAATAGTTCCGTCAAAATAAAGAATAGTGCTTCCGGAATATAATTTGATTGTTGTAGGTCCTTGGTTAGTAAAGACTACAAGATATAATCCAGCAGTGGTAGCGCTATAAACATTATATTGATCATTCGCAGGAATTGTTACGGGGGTCTCAGCAATCAAGCTATTGGCAAGCGAGCTTGAAGCATACGCGACTTCGGATGTTGTTGGATTGTAGTAAACTGGACCGGTAAACCCGTTGGTTAGCAGACTACTTTTTGTGTCTCCGCGAACCGGCTTTACGTAAAACGAGTCAGTCTGTCCAACAACTCCGTTTACGTTAGACCCAGACGCATTCAAGATAATCGTGTTTGCGGGTTGGTTAAGAAATCCGGCTCTTTTTCCGATAGCTATTGAATTACCGCCTTGAACTAAAAGGCCAGCGGACTCCCCAATCGCCACCGAACTAGTTCCTTGACTATTATTTCCTGCGCTAGGTCCGATAGCCACGGCATTTTCACCTTGTTTAAAATTACCGCTACTTAATCCGATAGCCACAGCCTTTTCACCTTGTTCATCATTGCCACTACTATTTCCTACGGCTATACTACTAGAGCCTTGATCAGTTTGCCCGGCAGTTGTTCCAAGTGCTATTGCGTCAGTATCCTGATTGGTTTTCCCGGCATTCGCACCGATGGAAATATTCCGATCACCAACCACCCACGTAGTCCCGTCCCAGTAAAGATAGTTTCCGAAACTCGTTCCAACTTGACTGATACCGCCACCGGCACCAAGAGGCCCATACGTGATCTCGCTTGTGCTCGTATTGTATTGAAGCGATTGGAGACCTGCGCTCGAAGGTTGGTTGCGAACCGGCTTTACGTAAAACGAGCCAGTCTGTCCATTAACTCCGTTTACGGTAGACCCAGACGCATTTAGAATAATCGTGTTTGCTGGCTGCGAACCAGCGCCTGCTTGGCTTCCAATTGCCACAGATCCAGTTCCTTGACTAATACTTCCTGCCCCGTTCCCAACTGCCACAGCGTTATTTCCTTGTAAAGAGAATCCAGATTGGTTGCCAATCGCAACAGAGTTATTTCCTTGACGTTGTCTTCCGGCATCCAACCCAACTGCTACAGAAGAAAGTCCTTGATTATCAAATCCAGAGCTATTGCCAACTGCTACTGAGTTAGCTCCTTGCGAAACAACTCCTGCGTTTTTTCCAACTGCCACAGACTGAGTTCCTTGATCAATATTTCCAGCAGCGGGGCCAACTGCCACCGCGTCTGGTTTTTGGCGAGTTTGTCCTGCCTCTATACCAATCGCGACACAACTAGGTCCTTGCCCGGTAAATCCTGCAGCCGAACCGATAGCCACCGAACCAAGCCCCTGCGAATTACTTCCTGCACCCGATCCGATAGCTACACCCCCTTCACCTTGGTTATTTCTACCACTAGCATTTCCTACAGCTACACTATTACTACCTTGCCCGGTAAAACCGGCCAATGATCCAAGTGCCACAGATCCCGTTCCTTGATTGCTATTTCCAGCAGAAGGGCCAATCGCCACCGCTTCTGGTTGTTGACCATTTTGGCCTGCAGCCGAACCGATAGCCACCGAACCAAGCCCCTGCGAACTACTTCCTGCACCCGATCCGATAGCTACACCCCCTTCGCCTTGGTTATTTCTACCACTAGCATTTCCTACAGCTACACTATTACTACCTTGCACATTATAACCAGCAGCTACCCCAATAGCTATAGAACCAGTTCCCTGCGAAATTTGACCGGAAGTACTCCCAATAGAAATCGCCCCTTCTTTCTGATTTCCACTTCCCGAAAGAATTCCAATCGCCACAGATCCCGTTCCCTGATTATCATTTCCAGCAAAAGTTCCAATAGCAACTGAACTACTACGTTGAGATACTCCACCGGCACTACGACCAAATGCTATAGCCGAAATTCCTTGATCATATTCCCCAGCTCCATAACCAATTGCCAAAGCTAAATTATTTTGACCAGTTTGCCCGGCAGCTGTTCCAAGCGCTATTGCGTTAGGACCCTGACCGTATTGCCCGGCATTCGCACCGATGGAAATCTTCTGATCGCCAACCACCCACGTAGTCCCGTCCCAGTAAAGATAGTTTCCGAAATTCGTTCCAACTTGAGTGATGCCGCCACCAGAAGCAAGAGGTCCATACGTGATCTCGCTTGTGCTCGTATTGTATTGAAGCGATTGGAGACCTGCGCTCGAAGGTTCGTTGCGAACTGGCGCAACGTAAAAGGAGCCAGTCTGTCCAGCAACTCCGTTTACGGCAACTCCAGAGGCATTGAAGATAATCGTGTTTGCGGGTTGGTCATCAAATCCGGCATATTGTCCGATAGCTATAGAACCAGTGCCTTGATCACTACGTCCGGCGTCATATCCGATCGCGACAGAGTATTGGGCTTGATTTTCAAATCCTGCCGCAGGTCCAACTGCTACAGCTTCGCGGCCTTGATTTCGAAATCCTGCTACGATTCCAATTGCTACAGAACGGTCCCCTTGAGTATTATATCCAGCATCATCGCCAATCGCGACAGATCTAGAACCTTGGTTTATAGTTCCTGCTTCGGTTCCAATAGCGATAGAGTCATTTCCTTGATCATTACGACCAGCATAATAGCCAATCGCCACCGCTCCTAATTGTTGACCAGTTAGGCCTGCTTGTTCACTGATAGCCACGTTCCGGTTTACGGTAACGTAGTTTCCGCTGAACGTCCCTTGGATGTAAGAGTTGTCCACGTTGATTAAATCTAGTTTCGCGTTGTAGCCCGTGGGCCCAATAACGATTTTTGGAGAGAATACGTGGTCAATTAGGTTTCGGACAACAGTTCCGGAAAACGGATCATTTCCAGGCGTAGCCATTTTCTATTATAATACTATGGACAATCAGTTTAACTCTTTTACGGAGCCCATGTTTGATTCGCACAGCAAGACCATGGGCGAGCGCTACACTCTGTTCCCGATCGCTCCCGCGGAAGATGACCTTTACAAGCTATACAAAAAGGCGGTCGCCTGCTTTTGGACCGCGGAGGAGATTGACTTCAGCAAGGACCAGAAGGACTGGGAGTCTTTGTCTGATTCCGAGCAGTTCTTCATCAAGCAAGTCCTGGCTTTCTTTGCCGGCTCCGACGGCATTGTTCAGGACAATTTGGCCTCCCGATTCCAGCGCGACGTCGCGTCTCCGGTCGCTCGCCTGTTCTACGCTTTTCAGAACGCTTCGGAGGGCATCCACTCCGAAACTTACTCCTTGCTGATTGACCAGTACGTCAAGGACCCGCAGGAAAAGCTCAAGTATTTCAGGGCGATTGACACCATTCCCTGTATCGCAAAAAAGGCCCGGTGGTCGCAGAAGTGGATTGAGTCGCCCGAGGATTACGCGACGCGCCTGGTGGGCTTTGCGTGCGTAGAAGGAATCTTCTTCAGTGGCTCATTTTGTGCGATTTACTGGCTCAAGAAGCGCGGACTCCTGCCTGGCCTCACCTTCTCCAACGAGCTCATTTCGCGCGATGAGGGGCTCCACACCGAGTTTGCCACCACGATGTACCACAAGCTCCAGAACAAGTTGGGGGCAGAGGAAGTTCAAAACATTATCAAGGAGGCGGTTCAAATTGAGACGGAGTTTATCTGCGAGGCCCTGCCTTGCTCGCTCATCGGCATGAACTCGCGCGACATGACTTCCTATATCCAGTTCGTGGCGGATCGCCTGGCGCTACAGCTTGGAATCAAAAAGATTTACGGAGCGCAAAACCCGTTTGATTTCATGGAACTAATTTCGCTGGAAGGCAAGACCAACTTCTTCGAGAAGAAGGTTTCGGAGTATTCCAAGCCCGGCGTAGGTATTGATTCGGCAAAGATGACGATTACATTTGACGAGGACTTTTAGCGACCTCTCTTGACAAACGAATACTGCTGAGCACCAGCTATACTGTGCGTGGTGCTCGTTACCGGAATAAATTCTTTTAGAAAGTTGAGAGCGTATGCAACGCGTGGCTGAGACACAGAAGCGGGTCCGCGAAACTTGTTTTGGCTTACGGCGGTGGGGTCAGCGTCATTACGCAGAGCCGAGAAGCGACGAAATCGAGTGAATTCTGATGAGTCCACGTTGGGCATCTTATTGTTTTTACTTTAGATTAGAATTGGGTTCCTACACCACCTCCCCCAGCAGAGCACGCGCCAACACCGCCCGTCTTAGATTTGGGAGCAGTGTCGTAGTTAATGCGAGTAACTCTTAAAGTTGACGTAATCTTATTGGAAAAAGACGGCAGAAACTTGTTGCTGGCGGTAGCAGAAGGAACCCAGTTGTAAAGGTGCGTGATCTTCTTGGGAGAGCCATTGTCGAAGCCGCGGTTATCAATCGCCCGATACTTCTTCAATGAAGTAAATGCAGAGGCATCCGGAGTCGGCATCCTTATTACGTTTAAATAAACAAAGTTTATTGGAATCAAACAATCAAATGGAGCTTACGCACGTTACTATTGTGATCTTAGCCTCAATGGTATTTGCCATCGCCGGAATGGTTGGATACCTTTACTGGCAGCAGACCCGAATGCTCCAGCACATCCAGTCTCTTTCTATGGCCATTTCGTCCAAGATGGTGGAGCCCGAGCCGGAAGCCGAGCCGGAAGCCGAGCCGGAAGCCGAGCCGGAAGCCAAGTCTGAGGCCGAGCCGGAAGCCGAGGCTGAGGAGGACGAAGATGATCGCGTGTCGGTAGAAGACAAGGTGGACAATGTAGAAGGTCCTACCGACGTGGACGAGCTTTCAAGCAAAAAGGCGTCTGAACTGCGCGATCTTTTGACCCAGAAGGGTATTCCCTTCGGGAAGCGCGACGCCAAGTCTGTACTTATCCAACTTCTTAAAGCCACCGCCTAGGCCCAATTGACCTCAATGGTGTGGCGCGCGTCGAAGACGCTCTTCTTATATGTGACGCGGCAGTCCGGAAACATGGCGATTACTCGATCTAAGAGCTCCTCCATGTAGTCGAACTTCTTTTCGTGAGCGTATTCAGTCCTGCTCAAAGACGCAGACGTCTCGCCTCGGCGAGCGCGGTACATCACCTCGTTCTGCAGCTCGTGCAGAAAGGTCTTGATGTCTTGCTTGGAGCGGTTCATTTCCACAAGGTCACTCTTGGTGTAAATCTTGTGTTCCCAGCTCATTTTATTCGTGCCAAATACAGATTTTACCCTGATAATTCCGTTTTCAACTAAACGAGCATCATAATCTAATGAAGCTCGTTTCGTTTGACGTGGGGCTAAGAAACCTTGCTTTTTGTATTCTGGAAGGAAGCTCTCGCTCCAACCTGAAAATTGTTCATTGGGACCTGATTGACGTCATGGCCGAAGGTTCCGGCGAAGATAACCCCAAGTGCTTCAAGTGTAAGAGCCCCGCCAATTGGAAGCAGGAAACCCTGTTCGCCTGCTACAAACACAAGGGAGGTGGCAAGGCGGTAACCAAGACTTCTCTGAACAAAAAGGATGCCGAAGATTTGAAAAAAGAAGCACTGAAACAAGGCATTGAGGGAAGCACCAAGAAAGCTATGGTGGATGGTCTCTATAAAAAGTATTCGGCTAATGTTTGGAAGCGTTGCGTAAAGTCCTGTAAGCAGGGTTCGGTGGTGGACTTGGCCATACCCATCAAAAACAGCTTGGGGTCCCGGCTAAAGCTGTGGGAGGGGGCTGACTTGGTCGTCTTCGAGCAACAGCCCGATAAACGAATGCTGTGCGTCCAGGCCATGATGCACATGTGGTTCGTGTGCCAGGGCTACAAGGCAAAGGGCGTATCGGCTGTTCACAAGCTTTCTAATATGATTACGACCCAAGATTCTACGTCAACTTACAAGGGACGCAAAAAGACCGGAATCATTCACGCGGCCGAATTGGTGCCTACACAGGAGTGGCGGACGTATATGATGAAACATCCAAAAAAGGACGACTTGGCCGACTGCTTTTTACAGGGTCTGTGGGTCCTGGAGAACTAGCGGAGGTAAAGGCTGTCGGGAACCACGATGTCGCGGACCAACGAATTTTCGCGCATCTTGTCGAGCATTTCCACGTCCTCAGAAATTTCGGCTAGGTTATTCCACTCTTCAACGATGTTGCGCAGCTTCAAGATCGCGCGCACGAAGGCGCCCTCGTCAATGCCATACGTGCGGCAAATGGCGCGCGAAGGCTCGCTGTTCATCCAGTCTTTCACGAGGTCCGACCAATACAGACTCATGCTCCAATATTTTTCAGGGCCTTTTGGAACCTCGGTGTCCGCAAACTCCAAGGCCTTTTTGAACAGGGGATACGCAGGGTGCCCACTTGGAATCATGAAGGACACTTCGTCGTCATCTTCCGGAACTTCAAGGAACAAGGACAGGTTCTGGATAATTTCGGAGCAAGATAGCCCGTGCCACATCTTGGAGTGGAAGGCCCAGGGCATCAAGATGGGATGCGCCTCGTGGACTTCCGAAGCCAGGGTCCCAATAAAGTTTAGACGCCCGCCTTCCATATATCCAATTTTTTCAAGGAACGCGGTGCGCTCCGTAAGCTCGGGTGGTGGTTTACGAAGCTCGTCAATTTGATAATGGAGGTAAGCCACTTCTTTCTGGGCTTTTTTCAGAGCCTGAAACCGGACCCAAACCATCTCCCACTTGGGACCCATGTGCTTGTTGTTCCATGCGTTCTGCAAAGTTTGTTTGTCTTTGGAATTCAGCATCTCGACAATCTTCTGCTTTTCGGAACACTCGGCCATCTCTGCTTCCGAAAGCAGTGGATACTCCGTGGTCTTTTTGAGCAAGTCCTTTTCCAACATTTTTATTTGGTCTAGGCGCTGTTTCTGCCACAGCGTATCCGCCAAGATATTTTTGCCTGAGTGAACAGTTTGGAGAATGTAGGAGTAGCCCAAGTCAAGCTGAGATGAAATGCTGGGTTTCAAGCCGGTCATCATGGCCTGGATTTCGCCAAGCGGTTCGGGGTCGCGCTGGGGCAGGTAGTAAACTAGGCCTTCAGTATCCTTGCCTCTCCGACCCGCACGACCGGCCATCTGGGTAAACTCGTCAGGCCTCAGCATTCGGAAGAATCCTGAATCACTCTTTTTCCTGAACGAAGTAAAGACCACCGTTTTTGTGGGCATGTTCAAGCCCACCGCAAAAGTCTCGGTCGCAAACAGGACTTTCACGAATCCGCGACTAAACAGGATCTCGGTGATTTCTTTGAGGATGGGCAGGATACCGCTGTGATGGAAGCCGATTCCGCGCTCAAGCAAAGGGGCGAGCTCAAAGTACTGGTCGGAAAGCTGGACGTCGGGGAACTTGTGTAGGTGGAAGCTCAGGATGTGCCGAACGCTGGCCGTATCGCTGGAATCCAGTAGAGTAGACGTGACTTTCTTGGCGTATTCGCAGCACAGGCGTCGCGACAACACAAAGAACAGGGCGGGCAACTTGTTGGTGCGGTCCAGGTCCACAATCATGTCGTTCATCTTTTGGACAAAGCTTGAGGCATCAAAGTCTTTCTTTACGACTTGACCTTCTTCGCGCCCCGCAACCTTTTCCTTGTGCTTTTTCACATCCTTTTGGAGCTGGGAGAATTCGCGGAACCAATCGGAGTAAACTTTGGGGAAGAACTGGTCCTTTTCGTTCATCAAAGTTTCGCCGTTAGGGAGCTTGTAAATCAAAGGAACGACACGATACTCGGTGGAAATGAGGTGAACGGGTTTTTGTTTGAGGTTCCCGAGCCACTGAGCGAAGGCTTCGGGCTTGTGAATGGTTGCCGAAAGCAGAACTAAGTTGATGGAAGGCGGAACCAGAACAAAGCACTCCTCCCACACCTTGCCTCGCCCCGGGTCGTTGATGTAGTGAACCTCGTCAAAGATGATGGCGTCCACGCCCTCCAAAGAAAGCTCGGCGGTAATGCCGATATTTTCAGTAGAAGTGTTTTGCTTGAACAGGAGGTTTCGCAGGATTTCGGTGGTCATAATGACAATTTCGGAATAGGGGCAGAACTTGATGTCGCCAGTCATGATGCCGACCCGACCCGGATACAGAGTTTTCAAGTCGTGAAACTTCTGGTTGGAAAGTGATTTTATCGGCGTGGTATAGAACACGCGCCTGCCTTTGCGCAACGAGTTCCAAATTTGGTATTCGCCCACCAGCGTCTTTCCCGACCCAGTTTTCGCAGTCACCAGCACGTTTTCCTCTATGGAAATGGCATACAGAGCGTGTTTTTGAAACGGGTCCAACGGAAACGTGAAGGGGTGCTCCACGTCGGGCACGGTTTGGGAAGTGTTTACGACCTTGAGCATTCTAATTGGCTTCAAAAACAAATTCCGTAAAAGTTCCGTTTCTCTGCGTTGTAGTTTTCAGAACTGACTCGTCAGAACAAGTAAATGGGTGATATATTCGGCGCAGACTTTTTAACCAACCCAAAGATGGCCACGGCCGAGGCAGTGAACATTGACCTGCCCGACCTGGGCGCAGTTGAACTTCCCGCTTTTGGTGAGTCGGCCCCCGCCCAGGAAGAGCCTCGCCTGATGCCTTCTTTAAATGAAGTGGGCGACATGCGCACCCGCGAAGGCCTGGAAAACTTGAACGCCGAGAAGTTCTTTGCTCCCAAGCGCATGTCCGAGGAGCACCTCTTAAAGGAGAAGTATGAGATTCTGCGCAAGTTTGACCGTCTGGCCAAGATGGGCGTCCCGATGCGCAAGCGCTTTACGCTGGAGTCTCCGCTGGAAGAGATGCGCACCGAACTAGAGTTTATCAAGAAGGAGAAGGAGGCCGACCAGACCATTAAGCAGTTCTGCGACTGGTATATTACTGGCATGTCCGCTCTCGAGTGGAGCACCAAGAACGTGGCCTTTATGAAGGCCTTTGGCCTCAATCTAGATGGGCTCTCGGAGTCCGCGCAGATGAACGTGGTGGACATGGAGGACGACTTCGAAGAGCTCTACGACCTTTACGGCGACAAGATGAAGATGCACCCGCTCGTGCGCATCCCCATTCGCACCTGTATGATGGTCTACATGGTCCACCTAACGAACCAGATGACCCTAAAAGCGCCTATTCCGAACATTGACCAGATCCTGAAAACTAATCCGGACATTGCGCGCCAACTAGCCACGGCGGCCATGCAGCAGCAGAGCTCGGGCATGCGGGCGGCCCAGGCTCCTATGGCCCCGCCTCCCTCTAATCCGCTAGCCGGCCTTTCTTCCTTTATGAGCGGCATGGTTCCTCCGGCGCCCCAGCAGACCAATGTGCGCCCGCCCCCGGCAATCAAGACGGCCATTCGCTACCCGAAGCCCAATCCCCAGCCTCCTGCGGCCCGCGCCCCTGCGCCAGCGCCAGCGCCGCCGCCTCCTGCTCGCGAAATGAAGGGTCCTAGCGTAAACATCGACGACCTTCTGCGGTCGGTGAACGCGAACGTGGAAACCAAAAAGGTCTCTACGACGCCCAAAAAGGGCGGCTCTACAGGCAAGAATAGCGTGACTATCAAGCTATAACTGTCTGGACTAGATTGTTTAGGTGTCCGGTCTGTCTTCTATATTGAAGTTGTATAATTTGTTTATGAGTATTTGTATTTTACTCCATTCTTCTGGATGACTACTTATTTCAGCCCCAAAAGATCCAAGATTAGAATTAAAATAAATTATTCTTATTTGTGAGTTGTCATAAAACAAAGCAGGGTCCGCATTAAAATCTAGTAATGGTATTAATATCAAAAAGTTACAATTATATTTATCTAAAATATTTTTATCAAAATAACATTTTTCTCCTTCGTATTTTTGTACCTTTTCAATGTAAAATAATAACGTTGTGTCCGGTTTTTCACTTAAACAATTCAATAAGTGTAATGAACGTCTATTAATACTGTTTATTACATTTTGATCAGACACGTCGTGATGAACCCATAAACAAAGTTTATCCATGTCTAAAATATCCCCAAAATCATCTGTTATTATGGAACATTTATGTACAAAATAGCAATACCAAGGAGCTTTATTAAATTTATAAGTACCTTTTCCAACTTCAAGAAAGTCTTTGTTTAAGTAATTTTCAAACTTATTATCAATAAAAGATAATGCTGTTTTGATATCTATAACCATATAAGAAAATGGCGATGAATATTTTCTAACATTTAAATACTGAATTAAAAAATCATCATTATTACACCTGAACCCTAAAGAAAAAATATTATTGATATTTACGAGATTGTACATTTATATATTGTTGCTGAAAACTTCTCTAATTAATGGTAATTGTTTTGGTGGGATTACATGCGTCCTTAATAACCCAGCTCCCGCCCAGCAAACGCAGGAATCGGAATCGGGTATCCTCCTCTCGAAACATGCGTCCCGAAAAGAACTTGTCCTTGTTGAAACAAGTTTTCAGTTCGCCGCTCGGCACTTCGTCTTGATAAACGACGCTGTCCAAGATGTTGACGAACGTGTCGTCGTCCGCATAAACATAGTTGATTGAGTAGTCAGGTTGCTGGTATCCGATTGCGAGCATTTTATTGAGACCAAAAAATTCTGAGACTTTATAATCCATTTTTTATAGCGTCACCTTTTTGATGTAAAGGTCTGCGATGGTGTCGGTGGGATTTCCGCTCATGTATATCTCGGCTACCTCGGCTCCCAATTTTGACGCGATGTGGTGTTTTATGATGTCTTCTAACTTTTTAAGGTTGCCTACTATTGGTCCGCCGAAAATGTTGTGAATACGATTGTATCCACCAACGATGTTCTTGAGGAATTCGTAAGCCTCTTCGAACGTGCGATATCCTTTATCATTGATACCCCCGCGCGATGAACGGATGATATACACGTCCATTTTACTGAGAGCCAAAAATTCTGTAACTCAAGGTTTCGTTTTTTGTTTAGAAAGTGAGTTTCTGGATGAAGAAGTTGTACTTTGTGTCCTCGATAAAGGCCACGGGTGTTCCCTCTAGGGAGGCCACCTTGCTCATGTCGTAGTTCCCGTTCATGCTGCCGGGGAGAAAGTCCCCCTCAACGTAGTCGGGCGACATCTTGTAAAGGTCGTTGTGGCTATTAATAGCTTTCGCAACTTCGGCCAATGCCTCTTCAAAGGTGCGAAAGGCCTTCTTCCAAATGTGGTGGCCGCGAAGATTGATAATGTAAACCTCCATTTTAGTTAATGCTAAATACAGATTTTACCAAAAACTTTCCATTTTAAAATGGATTTATTGATTACTAGAAAGCGCGTATCAACAAAAATGACCGATACCTCGGCAATCCTTATCCAGGACCTGGAGAACGCGCTTTACGAGATGACGCACGGATATACGGATAACCAGCAAGGCATGCCCGATCACTATCGTGGCGTGGCCGCTAAGCTCAGAAAGATCATCAAGAAGGTTGAGGGATACGAGCGCTGGGCGCTGGAAAGTGCGGAGGCATGGGAAAAAGACATCACGCCAAAGTGAACATTGGAGAATCGTTATCGTAGGCAGGAGAATCTACTTGCCCAATATCTTGACCATTTTTCATTCCCTCGCGAGCCAGCGGCTTTCCGCGCAGAAACCCACTTGCTAGAACCACGAACCCTGCAGTAAGCAGAATGGATACAATCAGGTCGCGAGTCCCCACGAAGCACACCGCAAAAATGGCAAGACGTCTCAGAATAATGTTCTGGCTGTATTCTTCGTCGGACTCACTGAACTCGTGAGTGATGTAGCGACTGCCGACATTTATAAGCAAAATCATGATGCCCACAAAAAGAGGCGAGGACACCAGAGGCTCTATCATCTTACTTAAAAAGAGGCAAAAGTTTCAAGGCTCTTGGTGTGGGAGCCCTTGGGCACCGAGACCTCCGGCATCTTCTTGACTTCAGTGCCCTTCTTCTGGGACTCGGAAGGGAGGCGCATATCACCCTTCATCATCTTTTCAAGCATGCTTTTTGCGACCGGCTTGGCAACACCTGAAGACTCGGGTTGCTTGGGCTCCACCTTCGGCTCCGGCTTGTTCTCCATATACTCGGTTACTTGCGTCGTGGTCATCACGTATGCGATAGCCAGAAAGATGCCGACCACCAGACTCTCGTAAACAGTCACATACAGAATGGCTCCTAAAGCAAGGGCGTGGCCGACCGGGCTCTTGAACATGGAGGCTATGAAGTGGGGAATAGGGTGGGTGAAAAAGGCCACATATACGATAACAAGAACTACGAGAATCAGCTCGACCTCCGAGAGTTTCATTTACTTACTAAAACAGCCGTTTTTTTATTCGCTCTTGAATAAGTGGAATGGCGGACATTGAGGCAGTATGGGGCTCCAAGTTTCCGGAAAAGGGATACAACATGGCTTCTAAGTACGCCAAGAAGGAGCCGCCGCGCGACGCCGAGAAGGAAGGCCGTATCTATCCCACACCCTTTGCTCGCACGGCCGCCGCCGTCAAGACGAACAAGAAGACCATTGACGACCTCACTTCTTCTCTGGGAATCGCGCGCAGCGACGAGGAAGCGGAGTCCAACTACGCCCCCGCCACCGTTCCTAAAACTACGGAGCACATGAGCAACTTTAGTTCCACCAAGTCCGGCTATACCAAGCTCTTTACGTCCCCCGACGCCGGCACCGATTTTGCCTATGCCCCCACCGCCTTCCAGGAGTCGGCCAACGAAATCAAGCTGAACCGCATTTTAGCTATGATCGAGCAGAACCGCACGGGCTACGAAGCCCCTTCTTCCCACGACATGATGCTCTACATCTTCACCGGCGTATTCTTCCTGTTTACGCTGGACACCTTTGTGACCCTCGGTCGCAGAATGAAGTAAAATGGATTCTTTAAAGGTCATCTTGATTGGTAGCATATAAGCAATCAAGATGCCCCGTATTAACATCGAGGTCACGATTCGCAAGGCGTTTGAGAACTACGGTCGCAGCCTGGGCACGAGCCCCGCTGAGCTGTTTGATGACGACGGCATGGACTTCAAGCCCTACTTCTTCATGGAGAACGAGAACAAGACCGGAGAGATTCGGCACTGCGTTCCCTACAAGACCGGCTACTTTGACTACATTGTCGGCCAGGAGTTTGACTCTCTGACCGACTGGGCCATCCACTGCGGATACGACATCCGCAACGTGGCTTATGGTCGCAAGGGCTTCGCTTTTATGAGCGTTGCCCGGCTGGCGAAGCTACTGGACCCCGTGTATCACGAGGAGCCCGAGGTGTTCCCGGTGGACAAGTATATCACGAATATGCTCGCCATCAAGGGGCTCGACATGAGCAACCTGTGGGTCATCAGCGATGGCACTCCGGTGCCGTGGATGGAGTTCACCAACTCTATCCGGAGCGAGTAGAAATACGAGTCTCGTAAGAAGAAAAATCATCAAAAGAGTTATCTAGATACTCAATCTCAAAAGTCAAAGAAAATTCAGCGCCTTTTTGATTTCCGCTAACCTGACCCGCATAATTTCCATTCGTGGTCCAGTAAATGAAACCCTGGTTACCCTGCTGGGAGTGGAGGCGCGTGCGGATGTGTAGGCGGTCCAGCTTGCCGATCGCGGGATAGAATTTAGAAATGTTGTCCTGCGCAGACTTGTCGTTGTATTCAATGAACCCCAAGGAACTAACTAACGCAGGTATTTTTGCAAAATAGCCGTCGGGAAACCCGGAAGCGTTAGAACCAACCGCGCACTCGTCAGTCTTGTTGAGACCCTCGATGTCCATTAAAAAATAATACGTGGTTGTGTTCACCGAGGTGTCTGTGTTAAACTTGCTAGTGCTGTAGTTCGAACCATTCACATAATTATGCTGCTGGACTCCGGTGAATCCCGCGCCTATGATTGGAGGGAACTCGGCGGCTGTGAGGCGCAGAGAAATCACGTTCTCGTAGACACGGGGTAAGTAAACAGTAAAGTCGCCGTTAGTAAAATACTTTACGGTGTCGCGGTCAGCTGAGTCGATCAAAAAGGTTTTCTTTTTTATTTCAAGGTTTTTTACCGGCTTGGACGGAGAAACCACGATGCCGTTCTGTTCGAATGCGCGGTTCATCTTCTTATTCTTTCATTTAAGGTTAAATTTTGACATGATGTCCGTGAGCTCCCAGCAGTCCGCAAAATAGTCCACCATGAACTTCAGGTTCTCGCAGAACTGTAGGTAGTTGCGGACGTCGAACGCCCCATACTCCTTAATTTGGGATACCAAACCATTCAAGAGGAACTCTCCTGTGGAAGCTATTGCCCGGAACTGGACATCTTTGTTATCTGGCTCAATGTTGCTCAAATCGCTGAACGACTTCCAGTAAAACCAAATTTGGCGCTTGTGGTCTTCCATCCAGTCCTCTGTGATGCGACCATTTTTCATTGTCTCAATTGATTGAGTCAGGACCTCGTAGTTGTGGCTTTTTTGCTCATCAGTGAACTCCGCCATATCATTGATACTTACCTGCCTAGCAAAAACAATTCCATTTTAACTAATTTAAGTTTACTATGTCAAACACGATGAAGATTTTTTTTGGATCTCATACTAGGAAAATAGATGTTACCAATATCTGCCTTACGAAGTTAATGGTAGATAATATTGTAACAATCCCAACTAGCGACCATCGTCGCTCCGGTCTGTTCACCGACTGCGTGCCCGGCGTTCTAAAATCTGTTTTTATAGTGGATGATTTTGGTAACGAGACAACATATTCTGATGAACTGAATGTTATTATTGATACTAAGACGAATGTTGTAACTACAAATCCCCTACCTGAAGTTTTAACCAGACTGAAGGAAATTCATTCGAACCTAATGCTAGACTTTGGTTCATTTCGTGGCGAATTTCCAGAGCAGCTGATGGTGGCCAAATACCTAAAAGGAACTGAGCGCGTTCTGGAAATTGGAGGAAATATTGGGCGAAACTCTATGGTAATAGCATATATTTTGAACAAGGTTGGCAACAACCAGTTTCTATCTCTAGAAAGCGATTCGGATATTGCGACTCAGTTATTCCACAATAAGAATCTGAATCGGCTAGATTTTCAAATTGAAAACGCCGCACTTTCGAAGAGAAAGCTAATTCAGCAGGGATGGCAGACAATTGTATCCGATGTAGTTTTGCCCGGATACAAAGAAGTGAATACTATTACCATGGATGAAATAAACGCGAAGTATAGAATTAAATTTGATACCCTGGTACTAGATTGCGAAGGCGCATTCTATTACAGTCTAATGGACATGCCCGAAATTTTAAATAATATTAATATGATCATCATGAAAAACGACTACGTCGACATTGACCATAAAAACTATGTGGACGATGTGCTGACAAAAAACAATTTTCGTGTAGACCACTCGGAGGCTGGTGGGTCGGGACCTTGTTCCGGTAACTTTTATGAAGTGTGGGCTAGACCGGTGAATGCGGCCGTCCCGACTGAGCAGCTGCCCACGTTTGGCGGGTGGAGTATTTTTAAGCCTCGTGTTACACGCGTATAAACTGTCCCATGACCCAGATAAAGACCGCCGCGCTAACCTGGGCTAACATGTAACCAAGTGCGCGAGCCTTGGACATCTTTCCGGAAATGAGCGCCAGGGCAGTTACGACAGGATTAATATGGGCACCGGAAAGCTTGCCCGCCAAACCTTGCATGAATGCGAACGCTGAAACGATGTAGAGAGGATCGCGACTAAAAGAGATCACGCCCAGAAAATAGCTTGTGGCCAGAAATTCGACTAAAACTGGCGTAAGCATTTGTTACTATTATATAATGAAATATTTGGTTTTCAAAGGTTGGCTTGGCTTTGGTGACAGACTCGAAGCCCTGAAAATGTGCGTTAATATCGCAATGCACAACAACATACAAATCTACGTGGACTGGACCGATTCCATGTGGAGCCACGGTCAAGAATCTTTTTACTCGTATTTCAAATTTATTGATATTCCGCAACTTGAATCCTTGGACGACATTCCTGCCGATGCGACTTACTACCCGAAAGCATGGACTGGTAAAATCAAAGAACCGTTTACAGAAGATTTTTTCGACAACAATGATTGTAAGGTAGATCTTTTGAATCTCAAGCTTTCAGATATATCTGCTGACGTATTAGTAGTAACTGCTATAGAATCCAGGTCTACATATGGCGACTCAACTTTTTTCTCTAAGGTGTTCAGAGTGATTCATCCCGAAATTATTCAGGAAGTCAAGAAAAGACAGGTAGCATATGATTTGAAAAAGTGTATGGGTATCCATATTCGCGGAACAGACCGAATCAACAAAAGAGGGCGAGAAATACCAATTCAATGGATGGTTTTAAACGCGTCAACTGATCCCAGAATATCCGGAAAACCGATGGTTGCTGTTTCAGACGATAAAGATAGCTTTGAAGTTTGGAAGCGCTTCTTTCCACAAACAAAACTCATTAGCAATATTTCTACAGAAATCTCATCCAAGAAAGGAAACCACGCCTTGGGCAAGGACGAGTTAAAAGCCACAAAAGATTCCTTGAACATCGACTGCCTCATTGACTTCTTTACACTGGCCAGTTGTCAACGTATTATATCTACGTATAAGGATAGTCGCTTTTTCCACGAAGCAGTGCGACTTTCGCAATTTGTAGACGTGATTCTCTCCTAAAAAATGAATTGGGTATGGCAATAACAAGGTAGTTCAATGTTAACCATCAAAGGCTACCGCGTCCCCAAAAAGGATGTTCCCAATGTGGCCCACGCCAAGGCTTTGCTCACAGTAAAGCCCTATATTCCTTCCGTGTTTGTGAAACCCCAGTATGTTACTCGCTATCCGGTCTTTGTAGAGGATGCCGAGTACTTGTATGTCCCCAAACACTACGGTATCCAAACGTTCGGCCCGCTTAAAAATAGCGAGCGTGAAATAAAAAAGGATGTTGATGGTTCTCACTGGATGTTTTCGGGTGCTATTCGCGATTCTCAGCAAGAAGTTGTTGGTTCTTTTCTCAGTCCCGAACCCCGGGACGGAATCATCTCTCTCCAAACCGGCGGAGGAAAGACAGTTTGTGCCCTATACATCGCCTCTGTATTACGAGTCCCCACCATTGTTCTCGTCCACAATACCTTCCTACGAGACCAGTGGACAGACCGAATCCGATCCTTTCTGCCTCGAGCCCGCATCGGCTCCGTCCAAGGTGACGTTCTAGACATCCAGGACAAAGACGTGGTGGTAGCCATGCTCCAGAGCGTGTCCCAAAAAGACTACCCTCCACAAACCTTTGCGAGGTTCGGCTTTCTTATCGTGGACGAGTGCCACCACATCGCTTCCGAGTCATTTTCGCAAGCCATTCCCAAGCTCACTTGCCAGCACACCTTGGGCTTATCTGCGACTCCCGAGCGCAAAGACAAGCTCATGCACGTGATCAACTGGTTCCTGGGTCCTATTCTGTATACCTCAAATACGCAGGACAAGGTGGACGCCAAGGTCCGTGTGGAAGTTTACGAGTTTGAGCCGCCCGACCATGACTACAACGACATCATTTACAATTCGGCAGGCGTGATGTTCACTTCCCTAATGATTAACAAGGTCGTGGACTACGGACCCCGTAATCGCATGCTTTCCGAAATTCTACAAGACCAGGCCGAAGATCCCGACCGCCAAATCCTGGTTCTTTCAGACCGCGTAGACCATACCAAGACTTTGTTCGATTTACTGCCTCCCGAAGTCCAAGCACAAGCTTGTATCTTGGGCCGCGACGTCAAGTCCGACCAGCGCGCAGAATGGTGCGCCTCCAAAAAGATTTTGATCGCCACTTATTCTATGTGTAAAGAAGGCTTTGACGTGGCCACGCTAAACACGCTGGTAATGGCCACGCCCCGCCCGGACATCGACCAAATTGTGGGACGCATTCTGCGAACGGAGAAATCTACCCGCAAGATACATCCTTTGATTGTTGATGTGGTGGACCCGGCTTTCAGGAGGCAGTTCCAGCAGCGCAACATGCTGTATCGCCAGCGCTCTTATGAGGTCCAGAAGATGAAGTTGATTTAGTCAAGCTCATATCCCTGGACGTGGCGCGCAGCGTAGCAGTCGGGCGAGTAGTGGCCCGATCGGCCGCACCTATAACAGGTACCTTTTGTTTTAACGTGAACAACCTCTTCATCTGACTCAGACTCGCCCAAACTATTTCCTGCTACGTCGCTTTTTGCGTAGCAGCTGGAGGCAAAGTGTCCCTTGCGTCCGCACCGATTACACGAATCGGTTGCGCCCCAAATCTCCCTTTTCAGCGCCTCTTCCTGTAAGTCCGAGAGTTCCACAGAAGCATAAGAGCCTCCGCGAACGTTGTCGATCCCATACTTGGCCATAAACTCCTTTGTGTAGCGGTCCTCGTCAAATGGAGACGCTCCCGGAATTGTCTTTACGACAGCTACAGGCTTATACAGCCTTGTCCAAACCGCACCGGTTCCGCTGACATGTTCTTGGTAGCGCTTTACAAAATTGCTCGTCTTTCCCACATAATACTTGCCCTTTGCAAGCTTTAGGACGTAGACGGTTGTAGACATTTTGTATATCATATACTACATACGCATAAATCCATTTTAAACTCCGTAGCCGTTGCCGTCGTCCATGTGGCCGCCAGTATCGTCCTCGTTTTGGAGGCGCTCGTCAATGTCGCCGTATCCGCCCCAATCAGCTTCACGGCGCTCGCCGATTTCGCTTAGATACATGTCGCCGTCCGCATTGTTGTCGCGCATCGCGTTAGCTCCTTCGTCGGGAACCTCTTCGTTTGGCTCGGACTGAACCAGTTTTTCGTATTCGGCTTCGGGGTCAGGATACCGATATTCGCGTGCAAAGAACTCGCGGTCCTCGTTTGTTATAATAAATCCAGCAATTCCAATATCCAGTAACATCTTGGTGGTCTGGCGTTGCTCGTCGTCCATGGATCTCATTCTCTGCTTGAAAGTTTCGCGCTCGCGAGTTCGGAGTTCAATGTCCTGCTTCTTGGCTTCGTCGTTAGTTAACAAAAGCATGTTCAAAGTTAGGTCGCGAGTAAATGCGGAAGACAAGGCAGAAATGAGTCCGGACTTGTTGGTGGCTGCCATCATCTCTTGTAAAAAGTCGTAGACCAGGCCACGCATAGCATCGCGCAACAGCGACTTATTTATGCTCGTTTCGGCGTAGACTGAAGCTTCTCTGAACTTTTCCAGTTTGCTTAAAGGATACTTGGCCCCTGAAAGAACGTCAAGCATGCGATTCAGTAAAACAGAGAAGGCTGATCCATCAGTATCGGACTTCAAGAAAGTTTCTAGCTTGTCAATTTTTAGGGTTTTCGGGTATCCAATGGAAATGCGCTTACGAATTTCGGCGTCTGAAAAGCTGTGAAGTTCAGGGAGTTCTAGCTCAGCTTTTACAAGTTCGGCGTGACCTGAAGGCTTGATATTCTTCCATAAATCCAGAGGTTTTTGGACAACAGAAGGCATGTTTTTGGACGCGATAAAGGATCCAGGCACAGGAATGTCGCACTTGTTCATGATTTCTTCATTACCCAAACGCTCTCCGGGCGCATACTCGGACTTTTCAAAGGAAAGCAGTGGCAGAAAAACTTGGCGTATAGGTTCGGGTTCAGGGGCCACTAAGTAACGCTCGCGCGCACTCAGAAACTGCGTTCTAAACTTGGTAGATGCCTGCTTCAGGTAATTCAAAGCTTCTTTGCGCACATCCTTGGGCTTAGTCAAAACGCTACGCAGGAAGGAGCCGATAGGTCCCTTGAAAGTATTGGGCGATGCCTCAAAGGTGGTTTTCAGAATAGAAATCACGACATCTAGGACGGGGGAATCTTTGGTATCTTCGGTGTCGCGAGGGTATCCTGTAAGTTTCAAGACTTTGGAGCCGAAGGAGCGACGAGGAATCAGGAAAGGGTTGTGGGTTTGAAGAACAACGACCATTCCTGCGATACCCAGAATACCTTCAATGCGCTCCTTGTCGGGCTTGGGGATTTTTTTGTTGGCTTTTAAGACCGCCGAGATTTCGCGCACATTCTGTAAAACGGGTAGTAACTGGCTTTCCGTAGGCAGAACTTGAAGCAGGGAAAGCAGAAGGTAAAAGATCGTTTCGCCAATGTTATCGAGTAAAAAGAACCTTTTTAGGTCTAAAAGCGAATTGGTGAACGAGGACCCATGACTTTCGCCGTGGAACCCGGTTTCGGCTAGAACGTCTTGGCTCACAATTAGCTTGCCGTTTTCGTCAAACTCGTCTTGGGCCACCAGAACATCGCTGTTAATTTGCTCGCCACAGAACCGGCAGGACCGGAACCCTTCGTCAATGGCCGTCCAAGTTTCGTAAAATTCCAGGCGGTCTTTCTCCATGTCTCCGGCCAAAAAAGCCAGGGTATGGGCACAAACCACAAAGAGCTTGGTGGCGTCCAAGTACTGCTTGTTTTCAAGCTGGAGATCGCGAACGACTTTGTGAATAGCTTCGGACTTATCAGTATCGGTGCGGTGCTCGTCGGCCAACACAGCTCTGATTTCGCGCCGAAGCTCCGACTCGGGTTGCCCTGCTAATTTTGTGTACGTGGGCGCCTCAATTTTGAGACCGGAATACTGAAACTTTTTCAGGAGCTTGAGGTGGTCACGCAGCATATCGTGTTCGGTGGTCTCAGTCCACAAAGTCTTGTTGGCCACAAGAGCTTCGCGCTTTTCCTGCTGAATGAAGGCCGTGGGCACACATACCTTACCTTGTGCCCGGTAAATTCCAGAGTTCAAGAACTCTTCAAAGTTTCCTGTAAGCAAGCAATCTTCGGGAGTGGACTCAGCAAAGGTGGGCAGAACTTTCTCCGCATTATGATCGGGCGGAACTAGACCTGCTTCAGACGACTTGGACTGAACCATTTTTAGCACCAATGAACCGTTGTCTTCTTGAGCCATGAGCCAGAGTCGGGGATTTAGGCCGGTCATCCACGGAATCAGGTAAGCATCCTGAACATTCTTGGAGGGCGCCACTTCGTTTGAAGTAGGAAAGTCTACTGAAATAACGGGCTTTGAAGCCGTAATGGTTTCGGAAGGGGGGAAGCGCGACTTCCACAGGTTCCACGGAATGTCGCGGAAGTTGATGTCGTAAACCTTTAAAAACTTAGAGCCTTCGCCGTAAGGGTCCTGGGTAGTAGGAACTGCGTGGTTCATCAAAGCTTCCAGAGACGGAAATATGGTGGACAGGTCTTCTTCTGTCGGTAAGAAGCGGGAGTTGGTGGAACTCAGAAAGGGGTGGTCCACCATCGGATTCGGGATGTCTACTCCGCGAGGACCCAAAAAGTATCCCTTGCGCTTCATGTCGTCGCGGGTATTGAGCATCTCAATGGGCACCACCGTCATGCTTCCATCCTCGTGAATGGCTGATTTAGTGCGAACGTAGTTTCCCAAAGAAACAATTTCGTTATTGCCGTCCTCGTCAAGTAAAACAGACGTTTTTAGTATGGGAACTCCTTCGCCGGTAGACTTATAAGCTTTGGGAAGAGCGGAAAGCAGGATGGGATAGTAGTTGGAGCGATTGCGAGAGGCGCGCTCAAATAAGGGGAGCCAGTTTTCCTTAAATGAATACTCGGAATACTCAAAGCTTGAGTAGGCGGGCCGAATCCACGGAAGCTCCACGTTCTGGCGAGGAGCGCTTACTTGGTAGTTTGTATCGGAAACTTGAATCGTCTTTTCGTAAAGCTCGCGAACCCTGTCCACCTCATCGGCGATCTGCTTGTATTCAAACTTGGTCACGTTCTTCTTTTTGGGAAGAACCTTGTCAAAGTAGTCTAGCAACTGCTCATCGAGCGTGAAAAAACGGAGCTCCTCGGGTCTTTGAACTTCTTCCTCGAAGTTCAAGGACTCCAAGATTTCAAATTCTGAAGCGGGGTCAAATCGGAGGATATCAGCTTCCGCCATTGTTATTTATAGACCCTTTTCTACTACCGAACAATATTCCTCAATCACTTCGCGTGCGGTTTTCAAAATTGCCTCGGGTTGCTTCGGGGTATTGAAGTGAATTACCATCTCCTTTTTCAGGGGGTGGGGAATGTCATAAGAAACAAAGCCCACGTTCTGGTCCGAGTAAATCACCTCCTGAAGCAGGGCCCCGAGCGTGTGCCCGCCCTGCTCCAGAGAAAGCGAATACGACCCGTCGTCCTGCTCTCGGCGAATGTGGTTAACGGCCTCCTTCATGTAGTCATCAAGGCGCTTACGCAGGATTCCGAGCGCAATCTTGAGAATGTCCTTGGCTTCCAGAACGCCCACACTCTCAATCTTGAAGTCAAACCAATTGGGCCGACCCTTATCGTCAATAGAGTAGGAGCGCTGGATATAAAAGTTGTCAAACTCGCGAGGGTCCTTGCCCTGCTCCACCCAAATCTTGCGATTCGCCTTGGCCAGCTCGGGGTCAATGTGCCAGCCCGTAGTGCAGTTACAGACTTGCGAAACACCCTCGGTTTCCACTGCCAGCTTTCCGCGAACGTGGACTCCCTCGCCGGGCCGAACACGCAGAAACAGAATGGGCGTATCAAGGTCGCGATCGCGCATCAGGATCTTCTCGCGAGGCGATGTGATCATGAAGTTATCGGTCGTAATTGTTTCTGTTTTGGATTGCTCCTTATTAGCCACGATTTGAAGCTCTACCAGCGCCTCGCGAATGGTGGCGGTATCGTCGGGGCTCACATTCACAGGAAGCATTTCAAAGCGGTGCTTGAGCATCTCGTGGGGGAGCTGGGTAGTATTGTCCAAGATTTGGACGTCGCGAAGAACTACCGTAGGAATGTTGGCCAGTGCGATGCGACGCAGGGCATTCACAAAAGGCACCGGAAAGTTCCGGAGATGGAAGGAGAGCTCAAACCCACGATTGGAAGTTTTCACAGATTCAATAGCGGCCATTTTGCTGTCTGCCATTTCGTTATAGTTCGTTCCGTTTTTTTCGTGAAAACTCATAACATGTCGCAGCCTTACTTATTTTACAGCGACCAGTGCCCGAACTCAAAGCAGATTATTGAGACGCTCAAGGCCCTCAATAAGACCGGCCTTTACAAGTTCATTCTCGTTAACCGCTCGACGCCTCGTGACCAAATCCCCTCGTTCCTCAAGGCGGTTCCTACTCTTTACATTCCCGAGACCAAGGATGTTATCGTGGGCAAGGAGATTTACGGCTACATTGCCAAGCCCACCAATTCGCGCAACGAGAAGGCCACGAAAGAGCCCGGACCGCAAGTGGGAGCGGCGGCGTCCACTCCAGGTGAATACGCCGCCTGGGGATTTGAGGGGTCTGGCCGACTCAGCGAGTCCTATTCTATGTGGAACGCACCCACCACTTTTGCTTCGGATGGCGGAAGCATGTACACGTTTCTGGACGGCAGTGCGACTGTGAACACGGGAGGAGCTGGTATGCCGACGGCAGATGCTCCTAAGGCCCAGAACACGATTGAGAAGTCCAAGACCGGTGCGAACGACGATGTCCTAAAGCGAATGGAGGCAATGAACAATCAGCGCTCTTCAGAGTTCGGTACCATCGAGCGGAAGTAAAATAGTTTTCACACAAAACACGATAAACCGTAATGGCTTCCAAAGCAGCGCTAATGTCGGCGCTATTTACCCAGCTCGTTGGTCTCGCAACGGAACTTGTGGAAATGTATCCAAACGATGTTGACGTTTCGCTGGGCCTGACCACGATCCAGCTCCTGAAATCCACCAATCCTGCGATGCTCCTAAAGTTTGTTTACGATAATCTTGTTCCGTTTGAAGACAAGATTATGGCGAAGAACGAAAGCTTTTTCGTGGACTATTCTTACACCGAGTATGGCGAGTATGTGGATATGAGCATCTTTTCCAAGCTGAAGCAGTATCATTCCACGATGTCCGAGGAAAGCAAGGAGATGACTTGGAAGTACGTCCACAACATTCTCAAGCTTTCGAAAGCGTGCCACTGAACTCGGCGTAACTTAGAGGAATGTCAACTTCCTGGAACCCGTATAAATCCTTGGGGCTCAGGTTCAAAAGTTCCTGAATCGCTTCCAAAGGCGTATCAAAGTTCCTGAACAAGATTTGATTCACTTCAGCCGGCGACCACTTATAGTCAAGGCTCTGGTCTTCTAGACCCTCATAACTCTTATCGTAAAAACTCTGGACCATCTCGTTCAGAATTTTTAGGTTACACTTTTTAAAGTTAATGATCATATCAATGCGTCCGGGGCGAATCAGAGCCTTGTCAATGCGCTCAGGGAAGTTGCTGGAGATGGCTAGAATTCGGCCAGAAGATTCCAGTGTTCCATCCAGTAAATTGAGCAAAAAGGAAAGGTCAATGGGTTCTTTGATTTCCTCGTCCTGGTCCATCCACGGATCCCCAGACTTCTTTTTAGGAGCTTCTTCTACTGAAGACACGGGCTTCTTCCACTCGCGCTTCAGAACCGCATCTCCCATTGCGTCGATGTCTTCAATTACGTAAAGGCGCTCGTGAACGGGGATAGTATAACGCTCCGTAGTAGTTCCATTATTAACATGGATTTCGTCGTTAAAAAACAGGTGGCGGAGCTGGGCCTTGGTCTTGATTTCGGAAAGCTGGATATTAATGATGTGGCGCTTCGCAGTGTTTGCGATAGCTTTTACGGAAGAAGTCTTGCCACATCCAGGCTCGCCGTGAAACATGAAACCCAGCGTATACGGAATGCCCTTCTTTTCATACCAATCGCGACGCGTCAGAAAGAACTCCACGTGCTTCTTGACTTTCTCCCGCTGCTCAAAGAATACGTTGTCGAATGAGCGGGTAGTATGAAACTTGTGCTTGGTATAAATTAGGTGGGTAGTGGGCAGGGCGTTTTGTAGAGTCTTGCGAGACTTATTGTTGGTCATCATGTCAAAGAAAAACAGGGAGCTTCCTAGCTTATTGGCCATCTGGCGCTCATAGTCCAAATTACAGCGATCAATGAACGCCTGAAGAAACTGGACTTCGTGGTCGTAGCAAAAGAGTTTGAACTTGATGGATTCTACTTGGCCGTCACTATGTTTTAGGTTGGAAAGTTGGAAATACAGATCGGGTTCAATCTGGACAGGTTCAAATTCGTTGGGCAGGTAGTCGTGATGGGTCATGCATAAAAGATTGCGAATGGCGGGAATGGTGGTAATAAAGTGAATTACCGAGTCCATTTTCAGATGGCTTGGAGACGCGTTCTGTTGCTTTTGGTTGGTGGGAGCGTTCACGATGCGCTCGCATTCAATCGTGGCCTTTACTTCGCGATTGGGTGGTGGAGGCATAGTAGCAGGAGCATTCTTTTGCCGACGACAGCAAAACGCTTTGAGTGGAGGAAACCAGCTTGTGTAAGTCGCAGCCAGTTTGTCATACAAATTCAACACAATGACATTAGTCAAAAGACCCGAAGTTTTTCCGGAACCAGCCGTAATCATCAGTTGCGTTCGCAGATAGTCCTGGAAAAAGTTCTGGGTGTTCATTAAGTTTTTAACCAAGAATGTATATAAATGACTAAGTTCGTTAAGCCCGGGGCACATAAACATCATAGTGCCAAAGCTCCCAAAACTATTTTACACAGCGCAGCGGAAGTTGAAGAAGGTAGAGCGTCTCCCGAGACTATTGTAAAGGTTAGACCGGAAACTCCTCCTTCTTCTCCCAAAAACGAGAATCCTATTATGGCCTGGGTCCAAAGTTTTTATGCTCCCGCAAAAAACGGCGGAAAGACACGGCGACGCAAGCGACGCACGCAAAAACGGAAGAATCACCGCAAATAATATTGTAATTTAACGCGATGCGACACACGGGGTTTCGCAGGCAGTTCGTGAATCCAAATCCGAAAGACCTTTCTTATCCTTTTGCCTACGTGGACGACGAGTTTCCACTTGAAGAAATTCAACAACCGCTTCTGAATGAAAAACCACTATTTGATGCTGGCAAGTTTCCTGACAACATCAAAGAGTATTACTGGATTCGCAAGGGAATTGATGGGGTAAGACCATGGTATGCGTTTGTTAAACTTAGCAACAACTATTATGCCTTTTACAAGGCTTCTTCCTGCGCAACCGGATTCGGAAACGGCGGAACTATGAGTTTGAAAGTGTCTCCGTTCTATGACCTAATTGTCAAGCACGCAATGACACTAGACGAATACATAGTGTATATGGAAGACACTTTATAAGTTTAAAGTGCGAGCACTGGGGTCGGTAGCTCCCGGAACCCACTTGGGCATCCAGTAATAAGGCACGGCGCATTTTTCTGCTTGCCCGTAATGCTCGCTGAACAGCACCCGGTAGTAAAACGCTTCCGGGGTTTGAGGAGTTAGGTGGGAAAAAATCTGGGAATTTTCTTTCCAGTTATCGCCCACTTTTTCCACCGAGCGTTCCTGGCACTCTTGGTACCAACTCTTTTCCAGTCCACTGACACCATCACTAAACGCCTCCTTTTTGCGTAATAAGACAGAATGGGGAAGCAAACCAGTATCCAAAAAAGCCGTTCTCAAAATATGCTTTTCAATTTGCTTGTTTTTGATAGGGCGACGGAGCTTCGTGGAAATGCTCTTTGCTACCGCCACAAACTGCTTGTCCAAGAAGGGTGTGCGAGGCTCCAGGCCGTGGCTACTGATAGATCGGTCTGAACGCAGGACGTCAAACACGTGGATGTCTTCTAAAAGCCGAGTCGTCTCTGCCTCAAACGCCTCGTCGGACGGAGCTTCAAAGAAATACTTGTAGCCCCCAAGCACTTCGTCAGACCCATCTCCGTTAAAAACAACCTTACAATCTGTATTCAGGGCGATTTCTTGAGACACCAGGTAGTTTCCTACCGACGCGCGAACGGTGGTAATATCGTAACTTTCAATCGCTTTCACAACTTCGGGAACCGCTTCAAAAAACTGTTCGGGGGTCATCACAACTTCTCTGTGGTCAGACTTGATGTGATCGGCCACTATCCGAGCATACTTCAGATCTTCTGAACCTTCAAACCCAATACTAAATGTTTTCAGGGGAGGCTTTCCTGCGTCTACAAGCTCCTTTTGAACTAAGGCGGCAATCAAGCTACTATCCAGACCTCCACTCAGCAAGGCGGCGACGGGGCGCTCCATCATCATGCGCTTTTTTACAGCTTCCGTCAAGCTAGAAAACAGGGCATACGAGGCACTAATGGGATCTTCATATACAGGATTTTTTAGCAGAGGAACTGTGTGGTAAGCTTCAATAGCGACACATCTACGAGTATTCAAGTCAAATACCGCAAAGTTCCCCGGCGGAAAGTGACAAATGTCAGAGCAGTCGTAAAAGTTCAGAGCCTTTAGCTCGCTGGAAAACTGGATAGTAGAATCCGAACTAGCAGTGAATAAAGGACGAACGCCATACGGATCGCGAGCCACATACATAAAACCATTTGCGGGATCCGCAATTAGAATCGCAAATACTCCGTCCAGGCTTTGGAAAAAGGCCTTGATTCCTATTTGCTTAACTAAGATTTCAAAGAGAGGCCCAATGACAGAGCAGTCCGAACCTTCTTCGATAGAAATACCGTGTCTGGAAGCCAGCTCCTTCCAGTTGTAGATTTCACCGTTACAAACCCACACCAAGCCATTGTTGGTCATGGGTTGCATTCCAGAGTTTGTTAAACCATTAATAGCAAGACGAGTGAACCCCATTTGAAATTGGTTGTGCTCCATGATGCGAAGCCCTTCGGGACCTCTGCCAGAAAGATTGTTCACCAAGCCCTGGGCATTGATTTTTGAATATGGCTCTCCAATTAGAGCCCAAATTCCACACATTCCCTTACAATAACAAAGTTTATATCCAAGTAAACTTAAGTGCGCCCAATACACATGTCCAGTGTCGGGATATTTACGTTCGCCGGCTTACTGCGTTTGAGGCGCAGTTGTTCCGAGGCCTTTTCAATCGTGTCGTTGGAAAGTGACACATACTTGCGAATATCGCGCAGAGGACCCTGGACGTTCATAGAAGGGAACTGAAGACGAATCGGCGGAAGCTCTGAAAGAACCACGTCGTTAGTCCCCGTCGTAAAATCCCGATACTGCTCAATATCCAGCGGTCCGCCAAACTGGCGCAGTAAAGTTCGCGGCGGAGCTACCGAAAGCGTCCGGTCCTTGTATAAACTCGAATACAGATTAGAAATTAGAGCGTGGCGGTTCCAGCGAGTGGAATCCGATATCTTTGCGTCAGCGTAGTTAAAAGCCAGTCCACACTCCGGAGAACAGAAGTTCCCCTCGCAAATGTAAATGTTCTTGTATGCGTCGTAGGAAACCGGGAGAACGGCAGCCGTCCATCCAAAGGGGTGGCAGCACCAAAAGCAGGAAGTTTGCGGAGAATACTTATCTATCGAAACCTTATCCAGAACCGAGCGCAGCAAATCCGTGTTGAATCTTTCAGTGTTCTTGAAATTTTCAACCGCGTTCAAGATGTCTGAATAGTTGACCGTCTCTTCTGCTGGAGCAATCTCTTGCGTCTCTTGAACTTTAAGAAAGAAAACCACCGGAGTTTCCGATACCATTTCTACCTTCGGCGCCTTGGCTTTTCTCGGGGGCATTTGGATTTATAAGGTTTAGAATGTCAAAACCTATTTCCGTGAATTTTTGTAACAAAGTTCTCCAATCCCAATGTATGGACACCATTGATAATAAAATATAACCCAAAGATTCTTTCGTAATTACAAGCCTCATCTTTATCTACCGGTGGAACTGGTAGTGTTTGAAAAATGTCAATCATAAGTTTATTACTAACCACAAAACTATTATGTGTTGCTAAATTAAATTTAGTATCAAGTAACGTCTCATAATTAGTCAGATTGCTTTTTTTCAGAATATCAAGACCCTTGTGTTTAATCCACGAGTGACTTAAATAGCCATCTTTGTAATTAAAAGTAAAAACTTGTTTATCGTTAACTAGTTCTATATCAATTTTCTTATAAAAAATGTTTGTGTCTTGGATGCACAAATAAGTATCGTAGTTTTGATACATAGAAAAAGCATATTTCCAAGCTCCGTATTCATAGTTCCGATTTTTTGCATAAAAAATTTCAACCGATGGAAATCTGGTTTTTACTTTTTCATAGACTGTAAAATCTGAACTATCGCTATCAACAATACAGACTTTGTATAAATCAACATTGTTTTGTATTTGAACTTCATACAAACTGCGAACGCAGTCACAAAGAATATTATTTGGAGACTTTGAAGAGATAACAATTAAAGTTTTCATTGTAGGGTGAATTCCTAAAAAAACGAATCATTTTAACGAATGGCTGTAGGGTCTTACACAATGGAGTTATCGAAGCAGTACCGCAAGCATACGCACCGCGAGCACATCCTGAGCTTGCCGGACACGTATATCGGTTCTATTGAAAACTCCGCCGAAGACCACTTCGTTGTTTCAGGTGAGTCGTTTGAGCAGAAAAGCGTGAACCCTTTTAATCCGGGCTTTTACAAGCTGTTCGATGAACTGCTCGTGAACGCTCACGATCAAGTGATTCGCCTGAAGCAGCGCAAGTCGGACAACCCCGTGAAGCAGATTAGCGTCGGGGTTCTGGATAACGTCGTAACTATTCGTAACGACGGCGAGTCCATTGACGTGGAAAAGCACCCCGAGTATGGCGTCTACATTCCACAGCTCATTTTCGGCGAGCTCTTGACTTCTACAAACTACGACAAGGATGAAAAAAAGTTGGTTGGAGGCAAGAACGGTTACGGCGTCAAACTCGTGAACATCTTTTCTAAGAAGATGACGGTCACCATCGTGGATGGAAAGCGTCAGCTGAAGTACGTTCAGGTGTTTGAGGACAACATGTCCAAGGTCGGCGAGCCTTCGGTAAAGGCCTGTAAGAGCAAACCCTACGTAGAAATCGCGTGGGTGCCGGACTTTCAGAGGTTCGGGTTCACGGACATTCCCGACGACCTACTTGCCGTTCTTCAGCGGCGAGTCTTTGACCTGGCAATGACAGTTCAGAAGGACGTCCGAGTTACATGGAACGATACACTGGTTCGGTTTCGCGACCTTACAAGCTACGCTTCCTGGTATCTCCCAAAAGACGCAACGATCCTGGCAGACGTCTTTGAAAAAGGGTGGCATGTTGCAGTTGCGGACTCCCCGTTTGACAAGGCATTTAATGTATCCTTCGTTAACGGCATCTGGACCAGAAGTGGAAAGCACGTTGATGAAATTACGAACCAGATTACGTCTCATATCATTACCTATTTGGAGACAAAGAAAAAGGTCAAGGTTAAACCTGCGATGATTCGCGACTCGCTGGCCGTCTTCATCGTCTGCTCTGTCGAAAATCCCGCGTTCAGCTCGCAAACCAAGGAGGTCCTGACTTCCAAGGTTTCCTGTAAGCTGACCGATGACTTTCTCAAGAAGATTGTGAGCAAGCTGGAGATTGTCAACAAAGTCATGGAGGCGCAGGAGGCCAAGGACGCGAAAGATATGAAGAAGACCGACGGCAAGAAGCAGTCAAAGATCACGGGCATTCCCAAGCTGGACGATGCTGTGTATGCGGGCACTTCCAAGAGCCACGAGTGTATCCTCATTCTCACTGAAGGCGATTCAGCCAAGGCCATGGCGATCAGTGGCTTGAGCCAGGACCAGCGCAAGTATCACGGCGTCTTCCCACTCAAGGGCAAGCTCCTGAACGTCAAGGACGTGGCCCAGAAGAAGGTGGAGCAAACTGAGGAGATCGCCAGCCTCAAGAAGATTATCGGTCTGGAGTCGGGCAAAAAATATAAGGATGTGAGCTCGCTTCGCTACGGTAAGATCATGATCATGACGGACCAGGATTATGACGGCTCGCACATTCGGGGTCTGCTCATCAACCTGTTCCATGAGCTGTGGCACGAGCTCATTCAGATTCCGGGCTTTATCACTTACATGATCACTCCGATCGTCAAGGCGCACAAGGCCTCGAAAACCAAGGTGTTCTACACCCAGTATGACTACGAGGAGTGGAAAAAGACTGACGAGTCACGCGGTTGGAAGACCAAGTATTACAAGGGACTGGGCACTTCTACCCGTGATGAGGCAAAGGAGTATTTCAAGACTTTGAACATCATCCCGTATGCGTATTCCGGCAAGGACAGCGACGAGGCGGTAGAGCTCGCTTTCAACAAGGCCAAGGCGGACGAGCGCAAGGACTGGCTCAAAACCTATTCGCGCGCCGACATCATTCTGTCAGGACCCGGCGAGCGCGTTTCCTACGAGGACTTTGTGAATCGCGACCTGATTCACTTCTCCAACTACAATTTGGAGCGTTCCATTCCCAACATCGTGGACGGCCTCAAAACTTCGCAGCGCAAGATCTTGTTCTCTGCGTTCAAGCGTAACTTGAAGGCGGAAATTCGGGTGGCGCAGTTGGCGGGATATGTCAGCGAGCACTCGGGTTACCACCACGGCGAGGCGTCGCTGAACGACACAATTGTCGGAATGGCCCAGGACTTCGTGGGATCCAACAATGTGGCGTGGCTGGTTCCGCAGGGGCAGTTCGGCACGCGCCTGGAAGGAGGCAAGGATTCTGCTTCGCCCCGCTACATCCACACTTATCTTCAGCCTTATGTGTCGGCGCTGGTTCCGAGCGACGACTTCGACTGCCTGAACTACCGCGACGACGATGGTGTTTCGGTGGAGCCGGATTGGTACTGCCCCGTTCTACCCATGATTTTGATAAACGGTTGCCGCGGAATCGGTACCGGCTATTCTACCTTCGTGCCCTCTTATAATCCTGCGGAGCTCAAGTCCGCGATCCTGGAGTGGCTGAATACCGGCAAGGGACTGGATCGTGAGTTTGTGCCGTATACTCGCGGGTTCAAGGGTTCCATCTCTACGGTCAACGCAAAGGAGTTCTGCGTCAAGGGGCTCTGGAAGGTGGAGAAGGACATGATGACTGTGACCGAACTTCCAGTGGGCACATGGACTTCCGACTTCCGCGAGACTCTAGAAAAAATGGTCGCTTCCGATATCATCAAGGATTACACAGACACTTCCACCGACACTGACATTCTGGTAAAAGTGAAGCTGGGTGCTGCGGGCAGTGCTCCAGTGGAAAAGGTGCTGACCGACAAGATCAAGTTGACCAACATGCACTTGTTCAATTCGGACTGCGTCATCAAGAAGTACGAGTCGCCCAATGAGATTCTGGACGAGTTCGTGGCCGTGCGCCTTGACATGTATGGGCAGCGCCGCGACTACATGCTTCAAGCCATGCGGAACAAGTTGCCTTATCACGAGAACGTGGTGCGCTTCATTCGGCAGCAGTGCGAGAAGGAGCCTCTGCCCGACCTGCGCCGCAAGACGCCCGAGGAGTGCGATTCCCTGCTCGAGAAACAGAAGTTTGCCCGAATCTCGGATTCGTTTGACTACCTGATGAACTTGCCGATTGCGTCGCTGACTCTGAAGAACGCCACGAAGCACGAGCGTGACTTGGAGGAGCTGCGCGAAAAAATCAAGGCACTGGAGTCCACGACACCTAAGCAGATGTGGAAGACGGAACTTGAGAAACTACGAGGCATTTAGGATTTGAAAAGCTATAACACATGCGGGTATAGAAGATCCGACGCCAGGCAAGATTATATTAAAATACCCATTCTGAACATCTGTAAGGTAAAGTCCGCTAGTGACTCCGGAAGATCCGTCGTAAGTGTTTCCTATAAAAACTACTGAACTGGCGGTACAAGCGCTAGCGGTTACATTAATAGCAGTTCCAAAACCAAATGTTGAAACTGGTATGGAAAGATATCCTATCGTAGCATTGCCAACATTAAATCCGCCTGGTAGTGAGCCGACTACGCCACTTGCGAATGTGCCTGCCTGAACAAGTGTGTTTCCAGGAGCGCCGGTGGGACCTGTGAGGCCTGGGGAACCACTAGGTCCTGAAGGGCCAGTAGCTCCAGTAGAACCAGACCCTCCCGAAGGTCCAGTTGGTCCCGTAGAACCCAGACTAGGTGCACCGGTCGGTCCCGTGGGACCGTTATATACGCAAGTGGGATTTACAATAGTTCTTTCAAGCCATGAACTGTAAGAGTTTATTGTGTTTCCTGACATTTAACATTTTAGACGGAATTTTTAATTACGATACCTGGATTGCTGTCAGGTTAAAGTTTAAGTCTGCGCTAGGAATATCTTTTGTCGACTGTAACCACACCGAAAAATAAATTGTTACCGGGTAGACATAAGGTTGGAGGTCGCGTTGCCACATAGCGTTAATTGGTATATTAAACGGATACATGTCTATGGCACCTGTGTTTCCATTTGACGTGGTTATTTGTGTATATGGAGTACAACCTACATAGCGATTGCCATTAATCAGAAAGTCTGCGTCCGGTGTATAAACGCCATTAACCATCGGTGGGGATGCTCTGATACGGCTTGCTAAGTTTGTAGCTGTATTGCTAATACTACTACCAGTAGCGTAACCAACTGTGGCGTAAAAGCTAGCATCATTTACTTTTGAAAACCCTTGAGAAACTCCAGAACCATTTCCGGTATTGGAGGTGAAGACTCCTGTAATTAATACGGTTGGCGTATTGGTGATATTACGATATAAAGTTACTGGAGCTTCTGCAATCAAATATTGATAGGTTGCTGTTAAGCTTGGAATATTACCATTAACTAACCATTGTTTCGTTCCTCCGGCGCTATCCGAAGGAGTTGGAATAGTGTAATAGTTAAAAGTTCCAGTAGGACCAGTTCTAGTAGATGGAGCTCCCGTAAAACCAGTACGACCTTGGGAACTAGGACCAGTAGGACCAGTATAACCCGTAAATCCTGTACTAGCAAGGTTTATGGGATTTGGCCCCGTAAAACCAGTATTGCCTGTGAGTCCTGTAACTCCAGTAGCACCCGTTGGACCTATGGGACCAGTATCGCCTGTGAGTCCTGTAAGACCATTAGGACCCGCGACGGTAGAATCGGCTCCCGTAGGACCTGTATGACCCGTGACGGTAGAATCGGCTCCCGTAAGACCTGTTGGGCCTCTTGCTGTAGAATTGGGTCCTGTGGGACCAGTGTCGCCTGTGAATCCTGTAAGTCCAGTAAGTCCAGTAGGCCCACTTATTGTAGAATCGGGTCCCGTAGGACCTGTAAGGCCTGTGACATTAGAACCAGCTCCCGTAGCACCTGTGTATCCCGTAAAAGTAGAATCAGGTCCCGTAGGACCTGTGAAGCCTGTGGGTCCTGTAAGTCCAGTAGCACCCGTTGGACCTATGGGGCCAGTATCGCCTGTGAGTCCTGTCAGAGTAGAATTACGTCCAGTAGGACCCGTAAACCCTGTTACACTAGAATCAGGCCCCGTAGGACCAGTAGCGCCAGTGACAATAGAATCAGGTCCCGTAGGGCCAGTGACAGTAGAATCGGGCCCCGTAGGACCTGTGATCCCAGTCACACTAGAATTAGGTCCAGTAGGTCCCGTTAATCCAATCGCCAAAGAATCAGGTCCCGTAGGACCGGTAGGGCCAGTGACAATAGAATCAGGTCCCGTAGCGCCTGTGACAGTAGAATCAGGTCCAGTAGGACCTGTATGACCCGTGACAGTAGAATTAGGTCCTGTAGGACCCGTTAATCCAAACGCCAAAGAATTGGGTCCCGTAGGGCCTGTGAAGCCTGTGACGTTAGAATCAGGTCCCGTAGGGCCTGTGACAGTAGAATCGGGTCCAGTAGGACCTGTATGACCTGTGACAGTAGAACTAGGTCCAGTAGGTCCCGTTAATCCAACTGCCAAAGAATCGGGTCCAGTAGGACCGGTAGGGCCAGTGACAATAGAATCAGGTCCAGTAGGGCCTGTGACAGTAGAATCAGGTCCAGTAGGACCTGTAAGCCCCGTCACAGTAGAATCAGGTCCAGTAGGTCCCGTTAATCCAACTGCCAAAGAATCGGGTCCAGTAGGACCGGTAGGGCCAGTGACAATAGAATCAGGTCCCGTAGGGCCTGTGACAGTAGAATCGGCTCCAGTAGGCCCTGTATGACCAGTGACAGTAGAATTAGGTCCTGTAGGGCCCGTTAATCCAATCGCCAAAGAATCGGGTCCCGTAGGACCGGTAGGGCCAGTAACAATAGAATCAGGTCCCGTAGGGCCTGTGACAGTAGAATCGGGTCCAGTAGGACCTGTATGACCCGTGACAGTAGAATTAGGTCCAGTAGGTCCCGTAAACCCTGTTACACTAGAATCAGCTCCCGTAGGACCAGTAGCGCCAGTGACAATAGAATCAGGTCCCGTAGGACCAGTGACAGTAGAATCAGGTCCAGTAGGTCCTGTATGACCCGTGACAGTAGAATTAGGTCCAGTAGGTCCCGTAAACCCTGTTACACTAGAATCAGCTCCCGTAGGACCAGTAGCGCCAGTGACAATAGAATCAGGTCCCGTAGGGCCTGTGACAGTAGAATCAGGTCCAGTAGGTCCTGTGAGCCCTGTTACGGTAGAATCAGGTCCAGTAGGTCCCGTAAACCCAATCGCCAAAGAGTCAGGCCCCGTAGGACCGGTAGGGCCAGTGACAATAGAATCAGATCCTGTAGGACCTGTCATGGTAGATCGGGCTCCAGTAGGACCCGTTGGACCAGTTACATTAGATTCGGCTCCGGTAGATCCTGTATCACCTTTTACAGTAGAAGCGGCTCCGGTGGGACCCGTTGGGCCAGTTACAGTAGAATCAGCTCCGGTAGATCCTGTATCACCTTTTACAGTAGAAGCGGCTCCGGTGGGACCCGTAAAACCGGTTGCTGTAGACGGAGATCCTGTTGGACCCGTGGGGCCATCAGAGCCAGGAGGACCTCTTTGAACGCAAACCACGTTCATTTAACATTTTGAACAGAGAAAAGCGATAGAAGAATATCTGAACTGCGATACTTTTTTATATTACGCAAGCTGTGTTGCTACGAGGTTATACGCTAAGTCTGCAGCAGCGATATTCTTTGTCGATTGAATCCACAATGAAAAATAAACTGTTTGGGCAGGAGTAGGTGAAAACCCGGTCCATACAATGCTGAATGGCATAGTAAATGGAAACATATCTACAGCCCCAGTATTTCCACCTGTGACGGTTACAATTCTATACGGAGTACAGCCTGCTATGCGCCTACCATCAATTTCAAGATTCAAGTTATTGACATTATTAATTAGAGGGGTAGTCGTACTACGGCTGCGATCTGCTATGTTAGTAGCATTCCCAGGAGCACTAGTTCCATAACCAATTGTAATGTATAAACTAGCGCCGTCTACTTTCGTAAAACCCGGCGAACTTCCTGCACCATTTCCGGTGTTGGAGCTCAGAGCTCCTGTGATCAATACAGCCTGCGTTGAAGAAGTCATAGCCAACGAAACATTATCAATATAATATTGATTGTATGCTGTTAAACTTGGTACATTATTGGAGACGTTTAACCACTGCCTCACTCCAAAGCTAGGAGATGATGAGTTAGGAAAATATGTAGAAACATATGTTCCGCGAGGACCTGTCACGGTAGACGGAGCTCCCGTAGGACCGGTAGGTCCCGTAGGACCTGTCGCAGTAGACGGAAGTCCCGTAGGACCAGTAAACCCTGTGGGACCGGTAAAATTATTGGGCAATCCAGTGGGACCTGTAAAACCCGTAAATCCTCTAGGTCCAGTAGGTCCCGTAGGACCTGTCACATTAGATTTATCCCCCGTAGGACCTGTGGGACCAGTAGAACCGGTGACAATAGAATTATTCCCTGTAGGACCCGTAGAGCCAGTCACTGTAGACTGAAGTCCCGTAGGACCTGTAGCACCCGTAACTGTAGACGCGGCCCCAGTAAGACCTGTAAAACCGGTAAATCCCATAAGTCCACTAGGTCCCGTAGGTCCAGTTACCGTAGAACTTTGTCCTGTAGCCCCAGTAACACCTGTAGGACCGGCGACCGTAGAATCAGCTCCCGTAGGGCCTGTAGAACCTGTGCCCGTAGATTCAAGCCCCGTAGGACCGGTGGGACCGGCGACAGTAGACTGAAGTCCTGTAGGACCTGTCACGATAGACTGGGGTCCCGTGGGGCCTGTGGGACCGGTGACAGTAGAATCAGCTCCAGTAGCGCCCGTAGAACCCACGGCCGTAGATTCAGGCCCCGTAGGGCCAGTAAAGCCTGGAACGGTAGACTGAAGTCCCGTAGGACCTGTCGTGGTAGACTGGGCTCCCGTGGGGCCTGTAGGGCCGCTGAAGGTAGCCGTAGGCCCAGTAGCGCCCGTAGAACCCACGGCCGTAGATTCAGGCCCCGTAGGGCCAGTAAAGCCTGGAACGGTAGACTGAAGTCCCGTAGGACCTGTCGTGGTAGACTGGGCCCCCGTAGGGCCTGTAGGGCCGCTGAAGGTAGCCGTAGGCCCAGTAGCGCCCGTAGAACCCACGGCCGTAGATTCAGGCCCCGTAGGGCCAGTAAAGCCTGGAACGGTAGACTGA